TCATGAGTTGTGGCCTTTGTTGTCGACGCTCTTCTCATTGGTCTCGACGGGTTGCGCCTTTCCCGCGTTCGCGCTCGGGATGGTTCCCTCGGCCTTATCGATGGCCTCGCGACAGATTTTCAACGCCCGTTCCTCCGCTCTAGCAGCGTCAATAGCGCACTCGCGGCAGCGATCTAACGAGCGCAGGACTGCTGCCATGTGCGATCGAATTGTGTAATACGGGTGATCTGAACGCGTTGCGTCGGGGTAGATATGCAACACTATCTGATGTAGTGCTTCGACGGCCTTCTCATGATCCGCGAATGACTCACGAATCTCTCGCAGCCGCCGCGAATCCTCCTCGGCTCGCTCGGCCAGTTTCTCTGCGGAAAGTTGCCTTGCGTTCACCGCTTTGCAGGCTTGCGCGTATGCCCATGCGGTCGGCACGGTCCATATGGTTCCGTCGTCATCGGTAAACGTTTCGTTCAGCCGTGCTTCGGCTTTCTCGGCCTTGGCGCGGAGTTGGTCGCGCTCGGCGATTAGACTGTTGACTTGCGCAGCCTGAATGCGCACAGCGCCCTCTGAGATTTTCAGTTGCGCCTCCAGTGCGGCAATCCGCTCGTTAAACTCAGCCTTCGCCTTGTCGTAGCCCTCAAGCCGCGCAACCGAACCCGGAGTCTCAGCCACCAAAGACGAAAACTCTTCCTGCGAAATCAGGTCATCGTTAAACAGTTCGTGCCGTTTGTAGCGGACCAGATCGCGCATTCGCTCGTTGCTGGACTCCAGCGCAGCAATCTTGCCAACGATGGCATCGTGATCTTTGGCGTATACGGCAAGTGCTACCCACTCTCTAGTCGTAAAGCCCTCCGATAGCTTCTGTTCGCTCACTTCGACTCCTTCCTTCCGACTTCGTACTCGCTCCGTGCCTTCCAGCCATCCCGCCAACCTTCAGCACGGTGCTTATTGCGAAAGTGCCTGTAGGTTTCCGATACGATAACGACGATCACAACGTTGCCGTTAAGCAACAAACAAAACCAAACGGCCGCTATATACCAATCCACTGGATCATTTCCAATAGCTGCTGTTCGCTCATCGACCCACCACCGTCAGAGCCATCACGATAAGGCCCACGAGTAGTACGACAATGACGAAGCTCTGAATTTTAATCGTGTTTGCCAACTTATCAAGGTCTTTGCTCATTAGAACCGCTCCTTTTGGTTAGTGTTCTTTCGCTCCGAATGCTCCGCCCGGCTCATTAAATTCTCTTCTATCGGCAGAGTGATGAACCCATACGTCCGCATCCTCAGGATGTTGAGTTGGAGCGCACCAACAACTTGCGTCCGCCTCGTGAACCCTGAGATCATTTCTGGGTATCACGTGACCGTTGTCATACACTTCCCAATTCTTTTCTTGGCTCATGACCGGACCGCCTCAACCGAAGCCGTCTTATTGCTCCGTGCTGCAACTCCAGTGCAGCACAAGACGCAACAAACTCTGAGTCTGATTATCATCTCAACTTCTCCTTTGCAATACCCACAGCCAGCTTAATCATGGCTGGAATGCCTCGTTCCACCGGACTCAACGGTATTGCTTCATTTTCCAGATACCCGACATAGTGGCCGTTTTCTACCCGGACCTGGATTTTGGAAGCGAGTCTTTCGGCTTGCTTTAGAAGGTCGACTCCGAAGCGTTCCTCGAAGCGCCGGCGCCCCAGTTTGTGGAGCGAGTCGTTTCCGGTTCGATGATGTTTGAGGCATAGCGGCACGGTTCTGAAATCCGATGCCTTCTGTGCCATGCCGTGAGGCCCTACGTGCGCCGCTTCGATATGCCGAAGGGTTTGGCATATCAAACAGGGTAAGGAACGAATCCAGGCCAGATAACGCGTATTGCGGGGTGGTTTCATAAACCTATGGGGTGTGTGTTGCTGAGGCAGGGGACGCCACCTGCGGTTGCTTCCCCTGCATCCCCTTCATCCCTTTCGAAGCGGGTGTGGGTTTCAATCGTCCGCTCCCGAGACTTGCCCGCCGAAGTCTTTTACGCACTGGCGCCAATACGGACAGTACTTGGTCGAACACAGGTAATGGTTCCGGTTGGGCACCACGATCCCGGACGCCATGAGTTCCTGGGCCAGCGGGTAGATGCTTTCAACGTACTGCTTGTCGGCTTCCGTGACCTTGAACGACTGCGGAACGATCTTTATTTCGCGCTGCAGCTTTACAACGGTATGGAGTTCGGCTTCACCCGAGGCGCCGGGCGTTAGTTGCGCGTAGGTCGAAACCTGGAACCGGTAATCCGGCCGGATGACGTTCTTGGACGGGCTCTTGTTGGCCGACTTCAGGTCGATGATGCGGCCCTGGACGTCCAGCAGATCCACGAAGCCCCGTACCCGGACGCCACCGATGACACCCTGGACCGGGAGTTCCACGGCTGCCGGCTGAATCAGCGGCGCCGTAGTTTCCATGAACTTTGCGACCAACTTCGCTCCCATGGCGCGCAACTCGGCGCGGTCCTCGTCCTTTTCGAAATTAGTTTGCTCCTCTTCTTCAATCCAGGCGTCCCGGTAATACGCCACAGCCGAGGCGATCGACATGTCTTTCTTGGTCTCGATCTTCTGGGTGAAGTTTTCCTTCGAGGTCGCGTGTAGTGCTTTGCCGATGGCACGCGCCGATCCCTGGATGTCCGGCAGCTCGAGTTTGTACTTGTAGTAATACTTGGCCGAACAGCTCAAAACGCAGTTGGCGCGGGAAGGCGAAGACGGGTCATCGGTGTAAGGGGCGGACGGCGCCGCCCCTTCGGAGCAAGTCGAGGACGGTGCTTGCTCCGTTCCATTCGCCCGACGTGGCAGTGCGGGCGCGGAAACTGAAATGAGATTAGTAGTAGGAGTAGTCATAAACTTTCTCCTGGGTTGTTGTTTTGTTTTTGACGCTCCTCTGGGCGGTCGGACGTCGGTTGCGGCTTTCCCGCGTTCGCGCTCTGAATGGCTCCCTCGGCTTCGGCGATGGTCCGGTCGGCAAGTTGGACCAACTCCAGAATCAACTCGTCGCTAATTCCCTCGCGGACGGCCCGGAGTGATTTGCCGACATGAGACGTGGCCCGGGCGAGACGAAGCAAATCCGGCGCAGCGGCGATCAGCCGCGCGAGATACAGCAATTCAGTCTGGTCCTCGCGCTCACCCGTTCCGGGAGGCTGGCAGATATAAACGACATGCTGTCTGGCGAGGGGATCACCGACGGGCAGCGTGATGGCTGCCGGTGGGCTGATTCTTAACCACTCCTCGATCACATCGATGTGGCTTGTGTCGAAAACGAAGCTCATGACCGGACCTCCGAAGTCGAAGACGCCAATCCAAACGCGCTGCTACTCCAGTGGGGATACCCCATGTCAGTACCGCGCTCCTAACAGGGCGTATCGCCAGAGCAGCGCAAGGCGCTTACCGGTGAGCATCATTTGGTCCTCCTGCTGTGTTTCTCTTTTCTCGTTTCAAGGACGCTTAATTTCTGGCCCAGTTCAAATACCGCCAGCCAGGGGACATTGTAAGCCTCGCGGACCCCTTTGGGATGGATCGCTACTGTGTGCGCGGATAGTTCCACGATCAGGGGACGATTACGGTAGACGGCGGATGTCTCGGCCTTGAGATGTGTTTTCGGCTCTGCAATGCGAGTCATTCAAGGCCTCCGCTGTTTTTGTTGGCAACGCTCTTCTCAGCGGTCTCGCGAGCTTGCGGCTTGCGCTCGTTCGCGCTCTCGGAGGGAAAAGCGGGGTTTGTAAGGGGCGAAAAACCGTAGGTTGTGCGCCCCTTATCATCAGCGACCAACCGGGGTGATCTCCCTAATCGTTTCATCTCTTCCCGAACTTCAGGAACACATTCATAAACGATCGGTTCTAATTGTTCTCGTTTTACAATTCCTAGAGCCCGGTAGCAGCTCTTCAGGTGGTTTTTCACCGTTTGTAGATTGATGCCGGCCATGTGGGCAATCTGGTTGTTGTTGTAACCGAGGGCTGCGTAGACCGCAATTTCCGATTCGCGCGGCGTCAGTCCTGAAATGTGATACGGGGAGGACAGCATACTCAACGCGGCCATGAGTCGTCGCCTCCGTCATCCCACTTGTTGTTGACCAAGCCCCCGCCGAAATAGACCAGGAACAGCACCAGGGCAACACCCACGATGAACCCGGCCACGAAGGAAAGGACTAATGCGGCCATGATGCACCTCCGTTAGCGGCTCTCGACTCGCGTAGTTGTTCGTTGCGGGCGCGAAGATTCAGCGCTTGGGGTTTACCGTCCATGACGGCGATGAAGGCCGAGGTGGCCAAGCGCTGCAAAAGATCGCCGGTGAAGTCGAGGTGCCATTCGACTTGCAGGCCTTTCGATTTGGCGTATTCGCAGGTTTGCAGGAATCCATCTACTGCGGCGATTAGAACTCCTGCAATGGCCTGACTCAGTTCAGTGTGAATAATCGGTGCCCGCTCTGTAGCCGCGGGCGCGATATGATTCTCGGTAGCTGTGCCGTTCGGTTTCGGCTGGACGGATGCTGCTTGCGGAGCCGTTTCTCTAGCGGGAGGGGCTCCGCTCGCAGGCCTGCGAGCGGGTGGCGGTTGGGTGACCGCTGCCGCTTGGATCGCAACCGGCTGAACGGGCGCGCCGGGATCTCCGGGCGGATCTACCCGTTTCACTTCCCAGATGATGTTGCGGCGGTTGCCCTGCTTCTGCTCTTTTTTGCAGATCGAGACAATCTCGCCGGGCTGAATTTCAAGCGCAAGGATTTTGCTCTCGACGTCGCGCTTGAACGAAACTCCCCGGCCGTCGGTGGTGGTACGGAAGTAGTACTCGCCCCACTGCCCGTCTTTGGGAACGCCCTCGGCGTGAGTGAAGGCCATTTCCTGCGGGATGTTGGTGTCGAACTTGATGAATTCCATCACGCCACCTCCCTGTGCCACCAATCGCAACCACACGGACCTGCAGCCGCCATAATTGTTCCGCCGTCCCGGCAGGGCGTTGCAACATCGCCGCGCTCATATTCGCAGCCATATTTCTCGACGTGCAGTTGGATCGCATGCTGGCATTCGTCGCAATCTGCGGTACGGAGTTCCTCAAGGATCGATTCGGCATTACCGCAGACCGATTTGATAGTGGCGCGGTAAGCCCCGCCGCAACCATTGTCAACGTCCTCCAGGCCGATCGATTTCATCGTGGCGTGCGCCTGATCCAAAGCATCGATGGCTTGCTGAAGTTGCTCGATGGATTGTTTCCAGAGTTCGTATCGCGTTGTTTTCGGCATGGCTAGGCCACCTCCGGGATAAAAGTCTTCAGCGCGCCGAGGCCTTCGTGCGCATCGTTCACGGTGCGGTTGACGTATTGCAAAATCGCTACCACGTGCTCGCGTTCGGGCACGATGGACGATTCGGCGTTGTGCGCGAGATCGAAGGCTTCGCGCAGATAGTTGCGCGTTACCGTTTCCTTGCCCGAGCCCATGCAATGCGGGCACGGTTGGCAATCCGGGTCCCAGGACGCCGCATCGCCGCCCGAGCCTCCGCAGTCGGCGCATTCCATCTCTACGGTTTTGATCCAGGGCAGGTCTTCGCGCTGGGCCGGTTTCGATTCAAGGGGAGCCGGAATCTGCACCGTGGCCAGGATTGGCCGCAGTTTCAGGCTGGTTTCTAACTGTTGAAAGTGATTCATGGTTTGTCCTCGATGCCCCGTAACAGGGCCTTTAATGCTTTCTGAAGCAGCACCCGCAAGGGAACGTCGTCCCAGGAAAGCGCTGGCTGAGCGATCTCAAGGTCAATCGAATTGCCCTGCTTGACCACGGTGAATTGGCTGCCCGGCGAGACGGAGTGATTCTGCCACTCGCCCGTCTTCCGGTCGTAGATTTGCGTTTCGGCGGCCAGACGGACCCGGAACAGCGGTCCGTCCAGCTCGTCTTTGGGAGCTGCCACAGTGCCTCCTTGCACCTTGCTTTCGCTCCCGGCGTTGGTTTGTTCTCAAATGAACCGGCGTTGCGCATCGGAGTACGTTCTTAGTATATGCGCAACCCCCTTGCGCAGTCAAGCCCCTGTTTTACTTTTAATGCAAACGGGGTTACGCTATGGGCAATGGCTAAGATACCCAAGGGTGTTCGGGAGTATTTCAAAAAGGAGGGCCGGCGGGGCGGACTAAAGAGTGCGGTAGCCCGCATGGAGAAGCTGACGCCGGAGCAGAGAAGCGAGTACGCGCGGAAGGCGGCAAAAGCGAGGTGGGCGAAAACGGCAGCCAAGGGCGTCGTGATCGTGGCGCTTTTGCTATTGCCCTTAAAGGCGGTCGCCCAGGTCGGTCCGTGTTGGGGCCAACTTATCCCACAGCGGACGCTCGGAACGGCGGTATGTGAGAATCCGCGGCCGGTCTGCCTGACCGATCCTAACGGGCAATCCGGCCGTTGGGTGTGGCAATGCGGCGAAGATCGAAGACAAGTGGAACGGCCAACAATACCCACGACTTCGACCGATTCCAGTATTCCGATGAGAGTCCGTCCGCCGACCTTCAACGATCCGATCGACACGATGATTAAACTGCGGCAGCTTCGGCAGCTGCAGTTACAGAATCAGCAAATGAGCCGCCAATTGAGCGCCCCCGAGCTCACCCCGGCGCCTTCGGCTCCTGAGCCGGAGAAACCTGCGGCAGCGCTCACGCCGGAAGCCAAGAAGGCTTTTCAGTCGCTTTACGCCTGCGGGGTACTGGACGGCATGCTGACAGAGGCGAAGGTCCTCGAAAAGCCGGATATGGCCCGCGTTGTCGAAGAAGCGATGAAGGGGACGAACTGCGAAGCCGTAAGAAGACTGGTGGGCTTCGAGTCGCCGCTGGCACCCGAAAAGCCGTAAGGTAAACCGTGAGCGACGAGCAGTCCTCGAACTGGGTAGATCGCCGAGCCAGGCGGGAATACGTACTCAGGTCCCAAGCCGACAGCATTTGGCAAACCGTGAGGGCGTTGATTCAGGATTGCTGTGAAAGCTTCAACAGAAACTACTGCGACCCAGACGCGCCTCAGGTGGACTGCCGCCCTGAAAACGGCCACCGCTTTCTTGTGAAGCGCACCATTCCCCGCGATGGTCAGACCATCATCCGCGACATCAGCAAGAGCGTTCTCATTGAATTCAATGAAGCGGAAGAGTCCATTCGCGTGACGCCTTCCGACAAAGCCCCTCTGGTTTTTTCGATCCAGTCGGACGAGACCAGAGCCTTCCTGGCGTACAACAAGCAAGAAATCACGGCTGACGAATTGTCGGAGAAGAGCCTGGAGGATCTGTTCTTCGGTAAAGCCTCCGGGGGCCGCCCCGCAACGCGCAACATCCGCTCGGGTCCTCGCGACTGGATGGGCTGAATCCCATCCGCAACACGCTCCAGCGTTGGCGGGGCTATTACCCTGCGATATTTACCGTTCTCTGTTTGTCTCTTAGACTTGAACCGGAGGGGAGAAACAGATGTTCTTTACGTTAGGTTTGCCGGGCGGGGACACGCTGCTAGTGAATACTGATCGCGTGGCCTTCATTCGTATTTTGAACGATGGTTCGTGCCGCATATGGTTTTCTGACCAGCAGAATATTCTGATCGCACGCGATCAAGCCGAGAAGTTTCTTTCGGAATTTACTACGCGCACCCAATCGGTCGATGTGCGCTAAATCCTAAGAGTGGGCTCTTGGTCTAATCGCAATGCGGGGAGCAGGTCCGCGGCGGCCTTCAAGGCGCATAACGATTCCATGTGGTTGGCGCCGGAATCGCGCACGGTTGAAATCAGTTTCTCAACCAGCCTAAGGACCAAGTCGCTCGAGTCGTGCGGATTGGGAACTTCCACTGAGTTCAACATAGCGCGTCCCGAGCGCGAACGAGCAACTGGCTCAACCAACGCGAGACCGTTGAGGAGAGCGTTACCAACAAAAACCCTTCACTCAGATCCAGAAACTCCTCATACTGAAACTATGCAAGTAATCGAAGGCATTCCAGTATGGGGTGATCCAGTAGACCAGGGAGCGTTAGAGCAGATCAAGAACTGCATGAAGACCGCAGACCACGCGGCTTTAATGGCCGACCATCATCTCGGCTACGCAGTTCCCATCGGCGGAGTCGTGGCGTACCACGACAAAATATCCCCTTCGGGCGTAGGTTTTGACATTGCCTGCGGAAATAAAGCGGTCCTGACAGACGCCGATGCGTCGGACGTCAAGCGCAACATTGCCCGGATCATGGATGACGTTTGGAACACGATCAGTTTCGGAATTGGCCGGCGCAACAACGAACGGGTAGACCACGAACTGTTTGACGATGAGGCCTGGAAACTTAGCGCCGTGGCGCCGCTCAAGGAAATGGCGCGCGGCCAGCTGGGGACCGTGGGATCAGGAAACCACTACGTGGACATCTTCTCGGACGAACTCGATCGCATCTGGATCGGAGTCCACTTTGGATCGCGCGGCCTCGGGCACAAGACCGCAACACACTTCCTGAATGAGGCGGGGGCAAAAGACGGAATGATGGTAGATCCCTGCGTCATTCCGGTTTCATCGGATCTGGGCGCCGATTACTTAGCGTGTATGGCGCTGGCCGGCCGGTACGCGTATGCGGGCAGGGATTGGGTGTGCGATCGCGTGGCGCGCATCTTGGGCGCGGCGGTACTCAAGGAAGTACACAATCATCACAATTTCGCGTGGTGCGAGAAACATCGTGACGGCGAAATGTGGGTGGTGAGGAAGGGCGCTACGCCGGCGTTCCCCGGGCAGAAGGGCTTCGTGGGCGGCTCGATGGGCGATATCTCGGTGATTATCGAAGGCGTCGAGCACTCAGACGGAGAGCATTCGCTCTATTCGACAATTCACGGAGCGGGCCGCGTCATGGGCCGGATGGAAGCCAAAGGGAAGGTCGACAGGAAGACGGGCGAGGTAAAGCGGGCGGGGAAGGTCACCAGGGAGATGATGACGGAGTGGATTCAGCCGTTAGGCGTGGAACTGCGCGGGGCAGGAGTGGACGAATCGCCGCATTGCTATAAGCGGCTGCCCGAGGTTTTAGAACAGCACAACGGCTCTATTCGAATTCTGCATGTCTTAACACCACTGGGTGTTGCTATGGCAGGCGAGGGCGAATTTGATCCGTACAAAGACTAGTTGCGTGTTCCCTAGTAGGCGTGGAATCTGACGCCTCGTCATTTTGCTGGAGCACCCCGCGCCGGGCTTTAGACCCCAGACTTGGCTATCCCCCTTTTAACAGGGAGACGGGGGCAGTTATTGCTGCTCCCTCCAACACTCCGGGAACATTTCTAGAATATCGGAAAAATATCGCAGCGGAACTAAGGCAGAATTAAAAAGGCGGGGGTGAGCATGAAGCTGGTTGTGACCATATTGCTGGCGGGTGTATTACTCTCGAGCTGCTCAACGCGAGTTGGCTCAGACAGCCTTGAAACGCGCCTAGGTTTCGACAGCCTCGATCCCAACTGCTACCGGGTCACGCACGCCAAGGCCGGTAAGTGCCCGGACGGCTCGAAACTGGAGAAGGATTTCTTCAGCGAAAAAGACGGCTCGCGCCAGGACGCCTGCGTAAAGGGCGATCTGAACACCGGCTGCGGAGAGACCGACTATCTGATGCCGGGCGAGGGCCAGCAGTTCCACATCCAGATCAAAATACTGGACGAAGCGAAGCCGCACGCATGAGCTGCACCAACACGCAGTTGTTCGAAGCCTTGTTGCAGGGCATTATTCGCGAAATGAAGCGTGTTTACTGGAACACGCAACAGGCGGGTTGGGGATCGGTGGACTGTTCTATAGATTGTTCGGAGTGGTGGCCGGACAATATGAGCCCTGTGGTACTGGGCGATGCCTTTACTCTTCGGATAGCGGGCGACGACGAGCGTTGGGCCGTCATCAATTGCGGAGGCCGGGAACTCACCGTGGAGATTTCAAGTAAACGCATCGGCATGTACGGCCCTCACGATTATATGACCGACACGGAATTGGTCCTGTGGTTCAATCGCGCGATGGCCGACTTATCGGAATTCGACCGCACCACACGGAAGAAGCTCGGGTGTGCTTAAAGGGAATACTGCGAGAGAAAAACCGCAGGTTGTTTCTTTCGTCAGTTGCGGCCTGATTCACTGTTGTGATTCATCCGATTCATCGTAGGACTCAACGGTAAGTTCGCACACCGGTCCGTCATCGCAGCCGCATCCGCCCTTATGGCAGTACATCTGGCATTTCACTGACATCTGCTCATGGGTTTCCGGGTTCTCAACCTGGAAGTGGCCGTAAGCCGGCGAGTCGACTATGTCGCAGTGTCCCGGTATGTGGGCGAAGCAGTCCAGTCTTGCCTTGCGGTCGGTTGGGAATTTCTCGAAGCACTCTTGCGTCTTTTCGTCCTGTACCGTTTGAGTCCGTATCAAACAGCGGCAGGCGTGCTTCTTTAAGTGGCAGGTGTCTTCTACCTTCTTGTGTTGCTTCTTGGGCTTCTCTGCTAATAAGCAGAGGGATAGAAGGAGTGATAAGAGTAGGAGTTTTTTCATTTTATGTTGTTGACGCTTTTCTCAGCGGTCGGAAACGGTCAGAGACTTTCCCGCGTGCGCGGTCTGAAGCGAGTTGTCAATGTTCATTGACACCCGAAAACCTGAATGCAATCACGGAGTGGTCCACTCAGGCCTTCGCGTGAGGCCTTGGCGATACGCCCCATCAGCACCGCGCTGCAAACTATGGGTATCCCCATCACGCGAATCAGGGATTCCCCCGGGCTTTTGGGGTTAGGGCTGGCACTCCAGGCCAGCTATGCCACCCCCTGATCGAACAAGCTGAAATGGTTTCCATCAGGATTACTTTGGAAATCTCCGCCCCACCTGCACAGCGGATGTTGCTGCTTCCACCATTCGCCTAAAGGTTTGTAGTCGTTCGAATTGGTCAGCCATACGCCGTCTTTGTCGAGAATAAGATCTAAGGCCAGGCGTTTGCAATGCTCCGAGTTCTTGATGCCGGTTCCTTTTTGCGCATCCAGCTCGGCTTGTTCTGGAGTCCGGTAGGCTTCTCCGAACCGCGGCTGGTAGCCCAGTGCGATCGCTTCCAAGATCAGATTGGCCGCGAGCTGGCAGAACAGGTGCTGCTTTTCTATGAGGGTTAAATCTGGGGTGTCCATGGGAAGTGTTTTTTGTTTTCGACGCTTTTCTCAGCGGTCGATAAAAGGCGCGGGGCTTGACGGCGTGCGCGCTCTGACGCGATGCTTAAGGTCATGAAGATCATTGAGGCGATGAAGACCTTGAAGCACCTCCAGGAGAAATGCGCCGATCTGAGGAAGAAAGTCGCCACTTATTGTGCGGACCTGGATTTTGAGACGCCTGTTTACCCCGACCAAAAGGACCAAGTCACTCAGTGGATTCAATCGCACCAGGACTCACTGCATGAGATCGCCCGTCTCCGCGTAGCTATTCAACGCACTAACCTTTCAACGCCGGTGACCATCGAAATTGACGGCAAGCAGGTCACAAAATCGATTGCGGAATGGATACATCGGCGGAAGGATCTTGCCAAAGCAGATCTGGAAATGTGGAGCGGACTCGGAGACCGCAGTCTTCGGGAGGGCCTTATGCAAAATACGACGGGCGGCAACATCACGGTTAAAATCAGGCGTTACTTCGACCCAAAGTTACGAGACGCCAAGGTTGACGTCTACCGCCGCGAACCGTCCTTGATCGACTCCACCCTCGAGACGGTCAATGCCGTGACCGATGTCATCGAGCAATAAGTCCACATCCCCAGGGGTGCTCGCCTTCCCCGTCATTACTGATGAGGAGCCGAGCCTGGTGTTCGCCGAAATAAGGCCTGAATCTGCACCGACGATTCTGTACCCGGCGGATGTCAATCAACAATGCTCTGTTGCAAGTTCGGTTGCAGATTGTCCGGCTGAGGAGTTACGTAAAATGTCTCCTGAAGAATACCGTCGGCGCCGGCGGCAGGAATAAGCCTACAATGGAATCGTTCGACGTGCAGAGATAAAAACTGGCAAAAATGAAGCGTTCGTGTTCGCACGTTAGCGAATACTATACAGAGACCCTAGCTCAGTGGTTAGAGCGCCTGGCTATTAACCAGGAGGTCAGCGGTTCGAATCCGTTGGATCTCGCCAAAAACAACATGGCGTTAAGGCTCAAGGTCAAAGGCTGAAGGTTGCATAGGCTCAAAACAAGCAAGGGTGAACAGGTGAAAGCGCGCAAGGATGTAGTGCTCGGATCTAGAGCAGAATGTCCTCGGGCTAGTTACGTTTTCTTCGTTTTTTCTTCCAGAACTTCCGAGGCTTCCTGTACGGGTGAACTTAGACTACAACGGTCCACTCAGGCCTTCGCGTGAGGCCTCACGCGAATCCGGGACTCTCCCGGTCGTCCGGGTTTAGGGCTGGCACTCCAGGCCAGCGTCTCACCATCCAAATCCAATGTTGTACGTTACTGTTGTTCCACCCACTCCGCTTCGTATAATGCGTGTTCCAAGAATTGTCTTTAAGCGAGAACTGTGAGGAAAAGGTCCGGTTAAAACACCGCCGCCCGCATAAGCTCCCGATGTTGCTCCCCCATTGGTAGCGACGCCGGCGTTTGCCAGCGCAAATAGTTTCCACGGTCCAAAGCTCCGCAGCCCGGTTGCAATGCCTGTCCGGGCGCTGGTCACGATCCGCTTATTGACCAGTACGGCGTCGGTCTCGCTGAAACTCCAGACATCCTGGGTCTTCGAAATGTTGGTCGCGGCCACAAACCATGCCGAGGGCTTGGGCGAAGACTGGGGCAGGAGCGTAATTCCGGCGCCGTAGAAGGTCTGGGCGGCCGCGGGGATTGAGAACAGGAGAAGCGCGAGGAGTCGTTTCATGCGGTCGGCTTTGGGGTCCAGGGACGCAGGTGGACCGTAAACGTGCATTCCACCGTGGCCTTGCATTCGACCGTGGCGCCGTCCAGGCGGTCGAGCACTTGGTTTAGTCCGGCGAACAGTTCGGTGATGTTAAGCGCGATACCGGCGTTCAAGTCCTTCGCGGTCTGGTCGGCCACTTTATCGAGCATTTACGTTCCCCCTCCTGGGGTGTGTTTTCGGGTTTCGGTTAAGGCAGCATCCACGGCCGCGGCGTCCTCGACGTGGTTCTTCTGGATCTTGTCCAGCACGTCTCCGGCTTCTTCTGCGATGGGATTGGTTGCTTGATGCTTTCCTATTTCGCCCGAGATGGTGTAGTCCGGCGGTGCACCGAGAACCAAGGATGCAAGGGATCTGTCGAAGGCATTGAGAGTGAAATTGTAGAGACGGGATCCTAGTCCATGAAGGAGTCGACTAATCCACATAGACTGTTATTGGTTTTTGTTTTCGACGCTTTTCTCAGCGGTCGATAACGGTCAGAAGCCTTCCCGCGTGCGCGCTCTGAGGCGAGTTGTCAATGTTCATTGACACCCAAAAACCTGAACCCAATTACGGAGCGGTCCACTTGAGCCATTCGCGTGAGGCCTCACGCGAATCCGGGATTCCTTCGGTCTTTTCGGGGGTTAGGGCTGGCAATCCAAGCCAGCCTGTACCCCAGCCTCAGGCAATCTTTTCCCAGTAGTTACTTCTTCCAAATGGAGTAATGCTCACATGTTTTAAGAACGTCCCTCGTGCTTCAGTAAACATGGATCCATCCGGGTACGTATTTCCCAGAGCGTTGGAGAGGTATAGCGTCCCCAAAGACTGCGGACCAACCGGACTTTGCGCGGTCGGGGGCGGAGGAGGAGCAGGTACGTCAAACGGCGGGTAATCGGCCAGGTTAACGCTCACCTTGATCGATCCGGGAGGCGGGGTGGCCGGATACGGCCCCAAGGTGCCAGGCGTATCAAGACCTGGGCTCGAGAACTGGCCCGGCATCCCCAAACCAGGCTGAAGAGCTGAGGGAACCCAGACCATACCGGCGTTCAATCTCTCCGTCATGCACAAATACGGGTCCCAGGCATAGATCATGATTGGCGCGTCGATGGTGTAGCCCTTGGCTGCGAGTGCCGCGCCGCGTGCAATTCTGGCCGAGATCGCATCCGGACTGTCGGCCGGCATGTCCATCAAAGCCCTGACTTCGGGCGGCTGCGCAGCACGGTAGGCCTGGTCGAACTGTTGTTCTGCGGACAACGACACGCCGCCGCTGGTCAATTGATCGCTCATAGTACTTTCGATGACTCCTTATGGTTGAAATTAGGAAACAAATCGGTTAGCTTAACGGTCACGGAAGAGAGGAAATTGCTATGCGGAAATTTCTGTTCTTTTTGGCTGTGCCGTGCGCCGCGTCCACGATTACCTATGACATTCAGGAAAACCTGCCACTTACATCGCTGGCCTTTCCTGCGAGCTTTTCTATTCCGGTGCCCGAGTTCAACGGCAGCTTGCCGAGCATGGACTGGTCGCTAAACGCCACGTTCTGGGTTCACGAAGGCATCAACGATATGTACATGACTCCGGGCATCCCCTACACTGCATCGCTCGAATTGGGCATCGCGTCCGACCCGTTGGGATTGAGCAACCAGACAGGCTACAGCTTCTCGGGTGTGACGACGGGCCTGCATCAAATCAGCATGGGAGGCGGGGCCGGGATAGATTCAGTCAGCCTGTCCGGGACCGCTCCAGATCCGTCAGTGTTCGAGGGAACCGGCACGTTTGCGATTCCGCTGGTGCTGTCGAACCAATCGTGGGCGACCAACGGCGTGGTAGCGGCGATCACCACCGTCTACGGAAGCGTGGACCTGCAATTGAACTACGATCCTGTTGATCCGGTCCCCGAGCCGCGCTGGTTGGCGCTCACTTTGCTTGTGCCCTTTGCGTGGCGGCTCAGATCGTCTGGACGGCCGAAGTCGCCAACACCTTTCCAGAACTGTTGACGTAAACCAGCCGGTAGTAAATCGTCCCGATCTGTCGATCAGCCGGAATGGTGCAGGAATTAGTGCTGCAGGCGACGGTAAACCATGTAGTCTGCGGCGCGACTCCGTTTGTGTCGAACACCAGCGGCGAATAAGCGTATTGCACGTACGCGGCTGTGGCGTTGGTCACGTCCGACAGTTTCATATTCACCACCGGAGTCATTGGCGCATTGATGCCGCCGCCCGAGGCAGGGAATACGTAAGCCCGGAACGCACCAGGGTCGCATGTCATCGAGTCGGACGCTGTTCCCGGCGATAGCGTTGTGACCGAAATGCCAGACCATGTTCCGTAGTAGCGATAGATCGGCTGGCCGGTCAGCAGGTAGGGCGAGAGATTCGCCGTGCAGGTCTCGGTGTTGTCTCCATAAAACTGGATTCCCAACAGGTTGCCATAGCTGGACGTGCGCGCCATTGTCTCGAAATACGGCCCGTAATCCGGGCTTGCCAGAGACGGCTGAAACAAAAGTCCGCTGGTGCCGAGGTACTTCACAAGCAGATTTGCATGTGCCGTAGCTACCCAATCCTGGAACGTGTTGGCGTAGTCCCAGTGCGGATTAATGAAGGCTTGCCCCGACAGATCCGGCGTGGAGATCGAGCGCGTGTAATTAGTGGCCGTGTACGTGTTGCTGGCGCTCAAGCCTGTGCGGTCGTAGTAATCCGGCACCATGCAGCAGCCCGTGAGCGCTGAGCCGTACTGCCGGGACGCCGCCGCGCGCTCCAGGTAAGCCGTGTTGATAGCCGCGTAGAAATATCGCGGACCAACTTCACTGTTGGTCGCCCAGGTATGGGAGCCGCGAACGTAAGAATTGTACGGCACGATCAGAGCGGTTCCACCTGTAGACGCCGTGAAGTTAGGAATTTGGCGTATCAGTCCTGGATTAAATCCCACTCCTGCCGCATTGAAATCCGACACATCGAAGTCGTAAGCGAACGAGACGCCGTCCGCAGCCGTTCCCGAACCGCTAATGGTGAACGTCATCCCGCGCTTGGCGCTGAAATTTATGGCCGGCGACAGTTGCGTGTGCGAGTAATCGGAGCTGTTGACCTGAATGCCATGCAGATCCGTGCTAATTGAATTGGTGCTGTTATCCTGCCAGGTCAGCGTCCCGCTAGAGGGGTTTGCTGAAAACGTGGAGTTTGCCAGATCGACTACGAGATGCGCAGAATCTGGAATCGACAGGACATAGAAGAATCCATCACAATTCCCGCCGCTCGATCCGGTGACTTTTAGACGAGTGTTTCCAGGGAACCGGTTCCGCACGCCATGATCAGAGAAAGTGATCGTGTTTCCAACGCACGACACAACAGTAGCCGGATAACCAACTTCCGCGAAGTCCAGAGACACCCCCTCGGTTTCCACCATCAGGGGCAGCGTAAGATTCATGTAGGGCAGAATATCGGTGCGGAGTTCCGTGTTGAGTAGTGATTGCTGCACGTCGCCGAGGTCAATACGTCCCGGCAGGAATTGGCCGTTCGGGTTCCAATAGGCTTCGCAGTCGTCGGCCATGTTTCGCGAAGGACTTCCGGCGTACACGTTTCCGCACCAGCTCGGAACAACTCCCGCACCGCTAAATCCAGTCGGAGGCCAACCCATCAGCGGGCCGCCAGCCGCAAGGTGCCAGCCGCGCATTTGATAAAACGTGTTGTACGTGTTGTATAACGTCCACGGTCCACCGGTTGGCGGCTGATTCAGGTTCGTGTCGAAAACCAGCACGGCATAAGGTTCGAGCGTGGCTGTTGACGATGCGTTTCCGGTGCATGAACTGCCCACCGTGAAAGTCCAACTCGTTCCGCCAGGACCGTGGAATAGCGGCGTCCCGGTGGAGGCATTGTAATTCAGAACGCTGGCGCAAGGACCCGTGTCGCCGTGAATCAGGAACGTATTTGCGCCGCCAATTGAGCACCCAGGAGAACACGTCACGGTAGCCGTCGTGCCACTCACCGAAATGCTTTGCAGTTGCGATCCGTTTCCGGGTTGCAGGCCGCCAAGTCCGACGCCCTCCAAGGGAGCGTAGCCCCATTTGTTGAGCACTTCGTCGGTGACAGAAATTGCCGTCGCGCACGTTTGGTATTGCTGCATGTAATACTGCCATGCAGGGGTACTGTAGCCGGGTCCAGGCCCAAGCGACATGACGCCGAGCTGCGACGATCCGCCAGCCCAGTTGTCGCCGATCAGGTGAACCTTTAGGCCGTACGTGGCTGCGGTATTGCAGATCGGAGTGACATCGGCATTGACGTTCGTGTGGAAGGTTGGCTCAACCGTTCCCACTGACGGCGGGGAAATTATGCTGTGCTCCATCGCGGTGAAGCCGGAGGCTATGAAATCTTTCCCGAACTGTGAAGGCTTGTAGATCGTCCAGGTTGAATCCGAATTAGCCATGTAATCGGAGTAGAACTGGCTGATGTGGGTTGTCGATGTGCTTGGGTTGAAGGCCGTCAGAATTGTGCCGGTTTTCGATACGTGCGGCAGCCCGTCCTGTGGCAGAACGAGGATGTACATGGGCCGCGTCAAACCGCTCACGGAGTCGGTTGTGGTGACTGCGGCGAATCCCACTGAAGCCGCCGTGAACGTACAACTAGACTGGGTGACCGACGAAGTGCTTGGCGCCCCGCAGGTAAGCGTGGCGCTGGTGGTCGAACTATCGGTGTTGGTCACGTTCCCGGTCAAGGTCACGGAAGTGGGATAGTGACACGTTGCGGTATTCGTGACGCACAAGAACGCCTCTCGCGGCGCGATACGCAGATCGGAGGCGACAACCGGATTGGCAAACGTGATCGTTTGTTCCCACGCTCCCATGTCGCTCCAGACAGCGTTCAAGCAACCGCTGCAATTTGGGCCGTCCACGCGCAGCAAGACTTGATGGGCGATGTTTTGAAAGTTCTGTGTCGGGAGAAAGACCGAGGTTGAAGCACTGGTGAACGCCAAGGAAGTAACGGCAGATTGACCATCGACAAATAGGGTCGCGGTTTTACTGGGAGTGCCGGTGTTAGGCGACACCGTCGCGGTGATTCCCCATTGACCGAGCCAATTTCCATTGCTCGGCATTACGGCGTACTCCGCCCCTGATATGCCGATGACAGAATCGGTAAGGACGGTATAGCCGACGCCTGCCGTTACTGGATCGAGCGCGTGGTTCCAGCTGGCTCCTAGAAAGATCGCTTCCCCGGTCTGTGCCACAGGGATTGGAGCGGCTTGTATCTTGCCACTCCCGCCTGTCGTCAGCGCGTCTCCGTCAATCGGCGATGCAGCAATATTTGTCGCTTTGAAGCTAAAAATCTGTGCGTTGCTAGTTTCGTTGGGCGAATAATGCACCGTGATCGCGTCTGATCCGCTGCCGCCGTTGCCAGTGCCTACGCACCATTGGGACGGATAATAGTTACCGCCCGAGCCAGCACGAAATGTCCCGCAACTCCACGTCGCCCCGCCCACGTTCGTGACCGTGATACTCGTGGCAGTGCCCATGACGGCGTAAACCACCAGCGTATCGGTCGAGGCCGACGAGAACGTATTCGTCGCCATTGACGCACCGGGGCTGGCCGCGCTTTTGACCGCGACGGCTTGAGACACCATCGACGTTCCTGAGGTTTTCAGGCTGAAGACATTCGCGCCCCAGTTGATATTGAACCCTACCGTCATGGTGGGCGCCGGACCATTCACCGCCGTAGTGGTGGTGGCAGGGCTGGTCTGCTGAGGCAGCGGCTCGGCAACGCTAAACGCTACCGCCGGACTGGTGGCAAGGACGTTGTTCGCTACACCGCGTGCAATGGCAACGATGCTGTGCGTGCCGTTCGATGCATAGTACGGGTTCCAGACACACGGCCATATCCCGCCCGCACGGCTGATGCATGCCAGCTCGCCGTCCACGTCGTATTCGACCGCCGCACTCGCAGGCAGACTGACAGCCGACGATAGAAACGTAAACGAAGTGCCGGTGAGCGACTGGCTCGCGGTGGGAGCCGTCATTGTGATGCTCTGCGCCGAAGCGGCCGCCCCTAAGAGGATGAGAATTGCTGAAAGTCTGGTTATCATTGAACTCTGACACCGCCTGATAAGGAGATACCGCTGAGCGCCGACGCGCCAGGCGCGGCTACGGCTGGCGTTAGATTGATCGTGCGGTAGTAACTACTGTACGGGTCTGTTGCCGGGTTGCCTGTTGAATTGATGTAGTCGCCGCTCTGCAAAACTGTCAGTGTCACCGCACCCGACGCCCACGTTGCGCTGGACAGGTCGAACTCGGGATAATTCGGCAGCATCGACCCCCCGGCCACGCCGCCTGTATTCAGCAAAACCGGTCGATCCGTCAATTTGGCGGCCCAAAACACAGTGAGATCATAAGGCTGATACATTCCAGTTTGAAGCCAGATGTAGCCCAGGCCCGCCACATACTTTGGCCCGCTTGCGCCGGGAACGTCCACGGCCACGCTCTGCGGATTGAACAGAAACAAGGTCGGCGCGGTCAGGGTGGAACTCCAATTGGAATTGTTGAGCGGATCGCCGCCCACTGCACCGACATACGCTTGCCACTGCCCAGACTGCGTGCAATCCACATTGCGAGCGCAGCGGGCCAGATAGTAGCTCGTTTCCAAGTAGTCGGCTGAAACGATGTACAGATACGTGGAATTTCCATCCACGTTCGTCGCTCCGGTTGAGGGCTGTTCAAACTGCACAAAAAAGTTTCTTATGAACTTGGTCCCACTAAAAGTCGGCGTGTCGCTCGCTACCGGCACGTCGCCGTTTACGTCCGGTGTGATGGAACAGGTTTCAATGCCGGTCGAGTGCGCCGGTTTGCACCAACTGACGCCATGATCGAGCGAGCGCATTAGGAACGCCGTTGTGCCTAGCCAAGGTGTGCCGCCCGATGGTGAATCTAGTTGCCGATTGACCCACCAATAATGTGATCCGGTATGATTGGCGTCCACCACGTAATTCTGACCGGCAGATTTCCAGCCCAAGTTGTCGGTCCAAGACGAAGGCACATTTGTGCTGCCTGCTGAGCCGTACTCGGTCATGCAGTTGACATCCGAACCATTCAAATACCCGGCGCTCAAATATTTAGCGAGGACGATGGACTGACTGCCGCACCCGCCCGGTTGAAACCCGGTTCCATCGTTTGCGGTCGTGTAGGTCACGCCGTTGTTGTCCGTGGTGAGATGCGGCGTATCGCCGTGTGAAAAGCGCCCGTTATTCGGTAGGCCGTTCGACCCGTTGTACTGATCGTTGTAGCGCGTGAACGCACTCACGGAGTTGAGCGTTGGGTAGTTCGCTGCGACTGATCCCGGCAGTTTGAATCCAATCACAAACCCATCCCAGGCAACCGCTCCCGTCGCGTGTATCTGCGGCCAGTACGTGCCGGTCGAACTCGCCAATTGATAGCTCACTCCTGCGCCGTTGTTAGTGTCCTGAACGATTTGTGTCCAGCCAGACGCCGCCGTCAGACCAGGAATTGCGCCTTCATTGCCCCACGCGATCAAAAGCTCGTTCGGGTACGTGGCGAGAATCGGGCCGACGTATACGTCACTCGCAGCGGCAGCCGTTCCGAAATTATGAAAGCCGGTGTCCTCGCACGTGGTCGTCGCATTGCCGCTCCACTCCTGTACGTAGATGCCGGAATAGGTACTGGAGGACCCAAACGTGGCCGTGAATGTCGTGTTGGCAGTTGATGGGTAGTTGCACAGATGCCACATGGTATAGCTGGCGCTGGGCGATGTATTGCTGATCGGAAATGCGCCGACCTTTAAGGCCGTCGTCGCCGCTGCGTAGCTGACGCTATTGGAGTCGGTCAGCGTTTGGCTGACGCCGTTCGCACCCACGACTTCAACGGTTATCATGTGCCCCGCTGTGACCGAGATGGTACAGGCGCGTGTAGTCACTCCCCCAGCTCCGGTGGATTGAGAGCAGCTATGAACTGGCCCGCTTGACCATTGGCCGAACAGCGCGGGCGTGAATAATATTGCGATGAGCCATTTCATTGGACGGCGATACCAAACACCGAGGGATTCGCGACTACGTTGGTGGCCGGGGTGTACGGCATACTCGTTATGTAGCTGGCGATGCTGTTATTCGACGCAAAGGTCCCACACCCCATCGAATCGACCGTGCCACTTGTTGGATCGTCCATCGTGCCGACAACCGCGCCGATGTTAGTCCCATTCACGTATTGAACTTCTGCCTGCTTCGCAAACGAGGCGCCACTGATGGAGTAAACCCCACCTGTACCGACAGCGCCCATCGCGCAAAATCCAGTGAGATGGTCATGATTCGTCGCTGTCGTGATGTTGGTGCTCAGCGTGGTTCCAGCGGTAGTATTGTTGCGACCGGTGGCGTCGTTGGACGTTTGCGTGTTGGCTATCGCATATACCGCCACACAAATCGACATGAAGGCCCCGGTCTCGGAAGCGGACCATTGGTGTCCGGTCCCCACCGTGTCGCCGTTGAGTGTAGACCAGTAAGTAAAGGTCACGCCCACGTTGGACCCGGCTGTATTCGCCGACTGACCGTGGTTGGTGTTTTTGTTGTCAACAATAGGGGGAGGGCTGGCCACGCCCGCGTAATAAGTAACTGCTACCACCCAGTACGTTGCGCCCGTCGTGTCCACTGCCGTAGATGTCACGGAATTAGCCGACCCCGCATCGCAGTGGTAGTACGGAAACGTCGTAGCGCACATCGGCAGCGCCAAGAGCGCAAGCAGAATCAGTCGCCGCATGGCCACTACCTCACTACCCGGTAATTCAACGTGATCGCGCCGGGGGTAATACTGCTCGCCGTGTTGTTAGCGACGATGAAGTTCACCGTATTGGCGGTCGGGAATTTAATGATCGTGAGCATCCCGTTTGCGCTGGGAGCATAGCCGGTGACGCCGGTCGGATCGGCGTTGAAGTCAGAAATAATGTCGTCCGTGGTCGCCATCCCAGTGCAGGTTGCGGTCACCGTGGACGCCTTGGCACCTGATGCGATAGCGCTGGTGCCGAGCGAAACCGTGCCGCTGCAAATCGTCTGCGTGATCGTCACCGCACCACCGTTATTAAAATTACAGTGCAGAAGGTGGTCGGACGCCAATTCATAACAGAACCACTGACCGCTCGCGCCTGTTGGTGACGAACTGCCTTCTGGCCCTGTGATGCCGTGCCAAGTGCAGGTCGTGCATACGGCGGCAGAACCTTGGTAGTTCGTGCCGTCGAAGGTGAAGTCTTGAATCGTGACGTTGTTCGCACCGACGTCAGGCTGCGAAGCACCTTTGAACGTCGCCGGAAAAGCCGTGTACGTGCCTGCGCTGGTAGCGCCTTGTACCGTGATAAGCCGGTATGGGCCAGAGCCGTGCGGATTCGTTGCCGCCAGGGTCGTCGCCGTGCTCGTGCCGGTGAAGGTCACCTGACACACGTTGCTAACGCTAAAGTCGCAGGTTGTCGTGCCGCCTGAATTGAACGTCGGTGTGGAAGGTGCGGCCCAATTGACAGTTTTTCCGCCAAGTAATGAGCCGTCCGATCCGTTTTGGGTCAGATTGGAATTGCCGAGCGTCGTGCTGGCCGTGAATATCGGGAACGTATTAGTGGTGCCTGAGCCGCCTATTGTGCCGCCGCCTCCGAACGTAGTCCACGTGTTCGTTGCGTTGCAGCCCTTGAAGGCTGCGCCTGTGCTGTTAAACTCGATTTGGCCTACTGCGCACGTACCTGGATCTGCTGTATGGTTCGGCAGCCGCACGTCCACGGCATTGTTACTGAAGTCCTGTAGCCCTGTCGAGTAGGTATTGGCCTGATTGTTATAGACAACCGTTGACGGCAATTGCGCTGCTGTGATTTGGTTCTCTGGGCTGATCGCAATCCACACGCCGGTCGAGGGACAAGACCCGGAGCAATAGAGCGCTATTAAGCTCGGCTGATGCGGCTGCATCAAAGCGCCGATGGCCGTAGATCCATCGCGTTTTACAATCGACAGCGGTGTTCCGAGAGAGCAATAGTCGAAGCTCGCAGTCGTAGTAGAAGCCGTATCAACAGACAGGTAAACGTGCATCCCGTTCGTGAGCACGGCATTCGCACAGCCTGCAGCCGGGGAGCCAGTATAAGCCGTGGTCCCGTTGGTCGAATTTACGAAATCCCACTTGCCGTCTTGAAAGTCCCCACCCGCTACTGTATAAGCGAAATTCGGTCCGAATGTGCAATCGGTTCTGGATGCGCCGGAATTGTCGACGCACGAAGTCGTTGCGCCAGTGCCAGGAATGACGTTGAGTGTTGAGCGCGGCGTCAGAGATGTTCCGTTGTTTTGAACCGTGGTATATCCACCCCCGCCGCCCCCACCGCAAGTCGATCCATTACACTGAACAGTCCCCGTACCTTTGCTGACCAGGTTGAGATTGATATTCGCGTCCGGCCCCGTCGCGGAGATCGTAACCGTCGCGGGGTTTGCCGTGGCCGCGTTGGTCACCGTCACGCTATCGACCGCCGACGCAGTGGCGCTCGACACTAAGAACGGATTTCCATTGCCATCCAAAATGGTGGTTACTTGCGGACTCGACAGCGTCGGCCCCGTTGCAAACACCAGCGAGCCACCCGACCCGGTTTTGGTGGTCATCGCTGAGTAGAGATTCGCGCTTGACGGCGTTGCCAAGAACGTGGCCACGCCCGTGCCTAACCCCGAAATGCCGCTGTTTATCGGTATTCCAGTTAAGTTGGTTCCAATTCCGCTTGACGGTGTTCCGAGCGCTCCGCCGTTGACAACGAACGCGCCTGCCGTACCGACGTTTACCCCCAGTGCCGTAGCGACCCCCGTCCCTAATCCCGAGATCCCGGTGCTGACAGGGATAAGCGGCAAATCTCCCGCTACCAGGGCGCAGGCCCCAAACGTGGTTGCAGTGCCGCACGTTCCGATGACCTGGTGCGAGGTTTGGGCAGAAGTCGGCGCCACGCCGATGTTGCCGGCCGTCGTGACTGGAGATCCGCTTACGGTAAGCCAAGGAATTGATGTAAGGGCCAGTCCTACGCTCGTTACGGAACCGCCCGAGGTCACGCCCACGTTGAACCAATTTCCGCCCCCCGATGGACACGCATAGAGCGCATTGGGTGTGCTGGTCGTGTTGATATAGAGCGATCGTTGTCCAGGGCAGGGATTCGTCGGTGCGCCTGAGCCGGTAGTGACTCTGGCTCCCAAAGGCGGAGCTGGTCCCTGGGCCCGGGCGGCAACGGCAAACAGAAATACAAACAGAATAGAGCGCATGAAATTGCGCATGTAGACACACTCCGGGACACCCGCTCAGGAAGAACTTCTTTTTCAGTTAGAAGAAGAAGGTTATGAGCAGGAGTCTGGCTTTGAAGATGTTGTTGAGACTAAGAGATGTTTTGTGGTGAAGCTGATTTTATGGCAACGCTCTTCTCGCCGCTCTCGACGGGTTGAGACAGTTGCCCGTTCGCGCTCTGAGGCGCTGGCTACTTCTTGGTTTCGGGGGCTGGTTGCGGAGTTTTGGGCGAGCAGGACGGTTCACCCGCATTATCGAACGCCAGCGTCTCCGTGTCCGCGCAGGCAGCACTGAGCTTTTGGACTGCGGCGTTGAGAGCGGCGCTGGCCTTGTCGAGGGCATCCTGGGCGGCAAAAAACTCCGATCGCGCGCGCCAGAAAGCGGAACGCAGCTCAAAAGACGGCTTCGGAGGGGCCTGTTTGTCAGGCTCCGCGGCCGATGCCGGAACCATAATCAAGAAAACGAAAACCGCGATCCAGAGTGTGCGCAAGGTATTCGAGCTCCTTTTATAAATCATTGTAGGTCAGTTGGGGTTTAGGGCGCGTCGCAAATTCCGCCCGTCCAGTGCGAACAGGTTCCTCCGGTATGCCCTGCCGTGCCGTTGATGTTGACGCCGGACGAGAGATACAGTGTTTGCCAGGTTGTCGCAGATCCGGGAGCCCCGAGGTTTAGGCCGGCGCCATTGGGATACAGATTTGCGTTCATGACAAAATATGCGGAAGACCCTACTCCAAAGACTGTATAAAAACGCATTAGAGTATTGGCCGATGAATCCTTCAAATCAAGAATGTGTATTCCATTCGGTTGTAGATTCCAAAAGTCTGTGATGCTATTTGGAGTTCCGAAAACGATCTCAAGGTTTGAAGTTTCTAGCTGACCGCCGAAAAAGCCGTTGGACCAGTAGTGGTTAGCCGCTCCGATATCCGCCGCACCCGATGCTGCCGGCCACAGTGAGGTGTTGATGGCCGTTGGTGCTGTCAGGTTGGACAAGGACGTATTTGCTCCGCCCCCGCCGCCTCCGCCGCCGCTCCCGCACCCTGAACACGTTCCGGTAATCGTGACATTGACGAAGTTCGCGTTTCCGCCGGTGAACTGCTGGCCCCAGATGTTAGAGAACGGCAGGATATTGCTTCCCAGACTGGCCCCGCCCGACAAGGGAACCACCTGGGTCCCGACATAGAAATTAGCCCCGTAGATGCCCGCCGCCTTGGCGGCAATGTTGCCGAGGTTGTAGATTCCATCCACGGCCCACTGGATTGAGCCCGCCATGGTCCCGCCGGCCAGCGGAAGAAACGCGCCGCCTCCGCCGCCGCTCCCGCAGCCTGTGCACGTCCCGGTAATCGTCAGATTATTGAACGTCCCGTTCCGGTTGGTGTCGATTACGGTGTTGGCGCCAAACAGCACACCGCCGCCGTTCATGACCAGGTTTCCGGTTAAGGTGCCGCCGGTCAGCGGCAGGAATCCAGAAACACTTCCACATCCTGTACACGTTCCGTTGATCGTCAGGTTTTGCACCGTGGCGTTGCGGCCCGAATCCACAACGGTGGATCCGCTCATGACCAAGGCCTGATTCAAGAACAACGAGCCGAAGGGATTGGAGGTGTTGCCGAGATTTGTTGCTCCCGACGATAATACGTTTCCGGCCAGCGTACCGCCGTTCAACGATAAATAGTTCGCAAGCACCGGGGACACGACGTTATCCACGGTCCACAGCGTCGATCCGCCCGAGGTTTGCAGGACCAGTTTGTACGCCATCGCCCCCAGCCAGACACTCATCCTTCCGGCCGAGTCCGCCACAACCGGATTTGAATTCGGGAAAGAACCGGTCGAATCCGTATAGGTCGCCTGGGGCGTTGTCGTTCCGGCCAGATAGCTATAGAGCAGACACCCTGAGCAGGCCACACCGTTGTTGTCAAAGAACTGCAGCTTGGGATAGGGAGACAAGCCGGCGTTTTGCGAATAGAGCGAGGCCAGGAATAAGGGGAGGATCAGTAAGAGTTTTCGAAGCATGGTTTTCTTGTGCGGGATGTCGGTCAACTGAACTGTAATCGTGCGTTTTTGCTGCACCCAGCGAGGCTGCGGAGACGGGCAGAAAAAAGGCCCCCGAGAGCCGGGAGCCTGGCTGGATGATCGCTGTGCTATCGGTGTTCTACTGGTGAGAAATCAGACGGGACCGGGTGCAGCAAAACTGTGTTGGAAGACTCATCGAAGGAACCAGGCACTCATTCCCATCCTGCTTTGGTCGCCCGCACTCCAGGGATTCCGTTCAAGTTATAAACGGCCAAAAGAGCCTTGGCTTTGTCAGAGAAATCGACCTGCCATTGCGGACAGTTGAGTCTCAAGGCCCACTGGCCCAAGACCGTATGCACTCGTTTCAACCGGTCGGGGGAATCGACGTTTATGATGACGGTGTACATCCAAAGTCACGATACGGAGCGGCGCGGGTTAGCCCGCAAGGAGATTAGGTGCCGCTCCGCATATGTCCGGGGACGGCTCCGGCAATGAGGAACGGAGGCAAGTCCTCCCGGAAACTAATTGGAATTTGCGGAATTTGAAAGTGGAGTAGGATTGAAATCCGTCGAGCTGTGTTCCATCACGTAGATGCCGGGCTTATCGTTGTCCGACACCTTGGCCAGTCCGGTCTTTTCAAGGAAGAATAGCTGCCCGGTTGCGGACCAGTACGGTTTCTGGGCGAGCTTGATAAAGTCTTTCCGATCTGGATCGAGCGGGAACCCCTCGGCCGCGAAATGATCGATGGCTTGGAGGTTTCCGCCCGACGTGACCAGCAAGATGCGTTCGCCCTGCCTCAGATGCTCCTGCGCGGCGCGCATGACGATCATGAGCGGCTTCAGAAACTCTTTATACGTCTCGCCGGGCTTGCCTGAAATCGGGCTTACGCCCGGCGGCCGCGAATCCGGTTTGAGAATGAGCGCGCGCATGGCGGCGTAGACGGTGTGCGCCGGCCTTCCTTCGAGCGCGCCGCGGAACCAGGCGTCCAGGCCTTTGAGCGTGATGGGGTCGCCAAAATGTTCGGCCGTCTCGAGCGATCGATCTTCGGGCCCCGAGAAGACGTTGCTAAACGGGTGCGAATACTTGGCCGCCATCTGTTTCACCTGCGCTCGTCCCTGCTCGTTGAGCGGGATATTCGCGCTCCCGGTGACACGGCGTATCGCGCGGCCGTTAGTTGGCTCAGGTTTACCTTTGCGGATCACCTTCACGACGTCGCGGATGTGAATTTCAGGCATGCGTTTTTACGCTAGGTGCGTTTGGCCGACCTGGACGGAACGCGCTTTGTTCTTCCATCGAAGCAGCGCGCCGGCGCGGGCTATTTCGCGTCTGGTCTCCGGCGGCATCATTGCAAATCCCTTAGGTACTCGCTTTTGACCGCCGCGGCGCCCAAGAGCAACTGCGGCCGGATTCTTTCTCTTCGCCATCAGCCAAAGTATAAGCGCTTGTGGGAGGCGTGGCAAACGCTGACGTACTGTTACTTGGGTAAAAGCGAAGAAGTACCGGTACTAGGCCTTTGCCCTGAGAGTGACCTTGTCTTTGCCCTGCTGATAAAACCGCCAGTACAGGCCGAGAATCTCACCGGCTCCAGGGATTTCTTTATTGCAGCCAGGGCAGTTCCGCTCAGCTTGCGTAACGATTTGTCCGTGGCCGCTGAACGTTACCACGGTTTTGCAGTTGGGACACTCGAAACTGATCGAGTCCAGCTCTGCCAGCCGGAACACCTGCCAGGTCTCGCTCATGGAACTCGGTCCTCTCCCGGCGCGTGCTCTATCTCACCGCTTTGAAACTCGATCTGCTTTTCGATTTTGAGCAGATTCCGGTAAGAGTTTTGCAGGTCCACCAACCCGGGAGCCAACGCCGTGTCATAGCTCTTGCGGCAGCCCGGACACTCATTTGGAAGCAGCACTCCGAACCTGGTTGCGTGTTCAGAAGGTTCCTGAAGATCCAATACAACGCGCGTGCGACAGTGCTGGCATCTGACCGATACAAAACGAAGATCAGCCAGCGAGATAACCAAGGCTCTGCGCATGGTGGCGATCAAGGTGTTCTAAGCACGAACAGGTCAACGTTAGACCGTCATTTTCCCTTCGTTCGCAATGCGCGGCGCCTGCGGCGCTCCATAGCCTCTTCAGCCTTGTCGGGATTATCGAGAAGCCACTGGTCCCAGCGCGACCGGGCACCTGCTTTTCCAGCCTGACTGGCAATTTCCTGTCTGCGCTTGCGCGACAACTTGGCTGCCCTAGCTGGGCCACCTTTCTGGCCTCCTAGCCGACCTAGCGCGACAGCCGCCGCATTCTTTCTCGGGGCGCTCATCGGAATCAGTATAACTTATGCGCTCAAGTGACAAACAATAGCCTTGACATAGCTTGAGCGGTCAGGCCATAATGACAGTGCTGAGATAAAAACGGTACGCGGACCTTAACCGCAAAGTGAGGACACAATGGCATCTCTTTACGTCGTCAACAGAACAGGCCGAGCGGACCGATCCGCCGCGCCAGAGATTCGATACAGCGTGCGCATCCACGATCTGGGCGCGAAGGCTTCAGCTCGCGTGCTGCGCGACATTTTGCTGCTGGCCGTCAAGGAATGCAGCGTTCTGGCGCAGCGCGCCCATGCCAAACAGGTCCGCGACTCCCAGGGATTCGGCGAGTGGCGCGATCTGCTGCTTTCTTTAACGGAACCCCTGAAGCGCGCCAAAATGCTGAAGCGCGGAGTGCTTGAGATCGTGAACCTTACCGGGCCGCAACTGCTCGAATTAGTTGAAATGCACGATTCCTTCGCCCGGCCTGAGATTCGGAAAGAGTACCGCACGGGGATTTTGAGCATTCGGCGCGAAATGAGCGCGATGGCGGCGTAAAACATGTCGGAGGAAGACCACCGCCAGATGTACCTGTTGTTGAATGCGCGGGTCACAGAGCTTAGTTTCAGGCTTTATGCGGTTCAGAGTCTGCTGCAGGAGCAGGGAATTGTTGCGGATGCGGACGTCGAGCGGCGCATTTCCGAACTGAAGCAGTTGTGGGAAGACCGGCTTGAGCAGCATCTGGCCGATCAAATCGAGAAAGAGAAGCTCGAAGCGCTGCGTCGGCTGCTTGAGTCGCACGATGGACCGCCTCAATGACCCAATCCATAATTCGTTGCTCCCTTATGTCGAGACTACCTAACTGCGAGCTCTCGAAGCGAAGCAAGCCGCAGATCCTGGACCCGGCCTTGGCGCGATATACACCCGGCTAATAGAGATGCTAGGGCATCCCGATCCTTCTGACAAAGAGCAGCAAGACGAGCTGCGCCGGCTGTTTGAAGGTTTTGAAGGACCGTCCCAGTAAGGGAATCTTCCACTCTGGATACTCCTTATTGATCAGTATATGATCGACCCGTCTGGCCTGAGTCCCTTTACCTTCACAAATCGGCCACTCTTGATCTGCACTACGTCGCCCACGTTGATCAGCGGCCAGCTTTTTACGGGCGTGGCCGGGGCTTCGGTTGTTTCCAGTGCGGCGGCGTTTTTCAGATCTTCGGGTTTCTCCAGGGCATCCTTAAGTGCCTGCGCAGCGGCCAGCGCCTTCGGATTGTTCTTGAGTGCGGAGGGGACGTCGGTGTTCGCTCCCGCTGCCTCTTTCTGCGCCGAACGTGAGGAACCCGCCGCAGCAGATTCCGGAAGGGAAGAAGGGGGTGCTGGCGATACGCTGGGCTCAACCACACCGGCCTGACGGGGGGTATCCCCAGGGGAAGCAACCGCAGGTGGCGTCCACTGCTGCGTTTTGCTCTTCTGAGCTTCCTCAGCCATTTCTAACTTACCCCGCAATGGTTCACTGATGGATCGTTTGTCGAGAAGATTCTGGTACAGCTCGAGCATGTTCTCCTGGCTCAACTGAGTCATGGATTTTACGCGGTACTGCATTTTCGCGACGTCGGAAAGCGCCTCGTGATCTAATCCGAGTTCCGATCCAATGCCGTGAAGCGCCCGGTTGATATAGGACCGTCCGACGATCTGGTATCCATCGCCTTCGAGGTTTTGGCGGGCTTCGTCCTCCCCTAATCCATTTTCGCGAGCGTACTGCGTGAGGCCTTCTTCGCTCATGATCTTGGCCGGCGCGAAAGCCTTGCTCGCGTCTCCGGGAAGATTCACGACGCGGGAGGTTGGCGCAGATGGAGGGAGTTGAACCTGTGTGCTTGAAAAGCTGTGGGGTTCCTCGGCCGGAGTTTCTTTGGCCGGCGCAGGATTAGCGTCTGCGGCCTTGGAGACTTCCGCTGTAGGAGAATTTGCCTGGGCACCGCTCTTTGCGGCTGCGGCAGCTTTTTCGGCGGGCGTTTGCCATTCTACGCGGGTGCTTTCTGGGGTGGTAGGCAGCGCAGCAGCGGGAGAAAGCGGCCGGTCGTGGAGTCCGCGATATACGCTATCGACCCTAGCCTTGTCCTCTTCGCTTAACTCTGCGTACTTTGTACGGGGTTTGGCGGTGACGTCTGCCGATTGCGCCAGTTCATCCTTACTGATGATTTCTCCGTCGCGAGGGGCGGCATCGGGTGAAGCAGGAGGAGTTGCCGGGGCGGCTTCATCGATCGGGCGGTTGCTTGCCGTGACATCCTGGCCGGTGATCCCTTGTGGAGTGATAGGGCCAGCGATGATGGGCGGCTTTCCTGAAGGAGCGGGTAATTGTCGCGACTCAGGCAGGGGAACCGGAGGCTGTTCGGCTGTTGCGGCCGGGGCAGATTCAGCCTTCGGGATGTTGGCTCTTATCGCGTCGGCGGCTTTTGCGGCCGCAGCATCTCTGGCAGCGGTGGCCTCGGCTAATTCTGCGTGGCGTGCGGCGAGTGCATCCAAGGCGCCCCGAACAGCGCCAGTCACCATTTTTCCGCCCAGGGCTAGACCAATACCGCCGTGATAGCCGACTCCCACAGCTTGGCCCGCAAAGCCCGGCAGCATAATGTCCGTCTTGTAGTTAAGCTTTTTGAGTGAATCGACGGCCCCCTTGCCGGCGCCTTTTGTTGCGGCGACTGCACTGTCAGCCGTCTCTGGCGCGGCCTTAGCTAGACCCTTCAGGCCGCCGGCCATGATATTTCCGTAGGTGTTTGCGGCACCGACCGGATCTTTCTCGAAAAACTCCCGTGGATGGGTGATGTTGTGCGCGAGTTCTTCTACAGAGTCGAAGCCGGAAGCGAGCATTGGAAAGCGGCTCGCGAAGTCTGGATGAGCGTTGGAAAACCGGCCTGTTAACGGTGTCTTCGTTTCCAGCGCCTTTTGAAAAGCCGCTTCATAGTCCGCATCGGACTGAAAGTCTTTCCTGGCCGGAAATCCCGGTACGGGCGGCAGAGAGTCGCTGTTCGGCCCCGGAGCAGTGGATGTGACGAGGTTTTTCAGGCTGCCGGGGAGATTTTGAATGACCCTAGACCAGTCGAGCGAAGGGGTTTTGGTGGTGATATGGTCGTCGGTGGACTGCCACTGCGACGGTCCTGCGACAGACGGACCGGCATGGTCGTCGGTAGACTGCCACTGTACTGTTTGTGGGTCGGGCACTTATTGAACGTCTTCTGCTGTGAATAATTTCGGGTTGCTGGGATTGACCGCTGTGATCTTGAGTTTTTTCCCGGTCTTCGGCGAGAAATAGATTTTCCCGACATCCGACTGTGAAAGTGAGGGGGGAATCGCGGGAACGTCCGAACCTTTGGTCGAAGTGTTTGAACCCCTCGGTTGGATGGAGGCACCCTTGAAGGTCGAACCGTAGGACTGGTTCAGCACATTGATCTTGTTGCTGTAGCGCTCGGCGGCCACCTTTGCAAGCGTCCCGTGAAGATCCTGCATCGCGTCCAAAATCTGCGGCGGAATCGATTGGCCGCTGGTCTGTTTTCCGAGCCAACCCTGTAAACGATCGAGCGCGGAGCCAGCCCCGCCGTAGGTCTGAATCTCGGGCATATTGACGCGCTTCACCTGATTTCCGGCGTTGATCGTGAGGACTCCGGTAGTGGGCGCGTATGCGTATGCGACCTTGTTCCCGGACTTTGCAAGGTCGATGATGCTCTGCATCTCGTCTGCGGCGTTTACCGCATCGGCGTATTCATCGCTGATTTTGGTGTAGTTGGCTGTGGCCGGGGCAATAAGATGAGGCGGTACGTTCGAGAGTGCCGCGTTCGACGATGCATTCAGCTGTCTTTGGGCTTGGACCGTGCCCTGAACCCTCGCATTGATTACACCGGGGTCGACTTCACGCTCGATCTCCTGTACTGACTGAGCGCCCTTTTCAATGGCGTCGTTGACACCCTTGAGTCCGAGGCCGTTTTGTAGGGCATTCGCGGCGGCTGCTTTGGCGCGCTGATTTTGGAGCGGATAGCGGCGGGGATCGATCACACCGTCAACCTGGGCGCGCAGTTTCGCAGGGTTCATGTTGGCCGCTGCTGCGGCATTCATGAGGTCGATGTCGTATTTCGGACGCTCGGCTACCGGGACTTGCGCGCGCGTCAGTTTTGCTACGGCGTCCGGCGAGTAAATGGCTGGAACCTTGGCCTGCGCAGCGGGCGAAAGCGTTTTCCACTGCGCGGTCCATGCTTCTTGGTTATCGGGAGCGTTCTTTGCAAAAGAGGAGACTTCCTGGTCGACGGCGTCGGTCTGTTCCTTTTTGGCTTTCGCCATTTTGTCGGCGCTGTCGAAAATAGTGCTGAGGTATCCGACCTTAGCGGCATGGGCCATCACTTCGTCGTCGCCGGGATAGGTTGGAGGGTAATCCTTCGTGTCGATGCCCCGCTGTCTCAAGTTGTCAAGCGCGCTCTGGTAGAAATCCATTTTCTTTTCCGGCGGCGCCTGTAGGATTCCGGCTAGGGCTTGGCCTTCTAAGAGGTTGCGTGTCTTGAGATTCTCGTACTTGGATTTAGCGGTGGTCTCTTGTGAAAGCGCGAGCTCTTGCGCGGCCTGTTGCATTTTCAAGTGATCCGCGTCGAGCGCGAGAAGTGTTGTTGGGCTCACCTTCCCGTCAAGTCCAGACCGGAATGAATTCCAATCGACTGGCTTACTTGGATCGGCCGCGGCGGTCTTGGCAAATTCGTTCTTAATCGTGTTCTGATCTTGCAGGAGAGTCTGTCTCTGCTGGTTTTCTAGTTCGGCGGCCTGCACCTGTTGCGCGCGAAGTTGATTTTCCTGGATCGCTCCTTTTAAGGAATAGAGCCTGGCTGCCTGGTCTAAGGGATTGGCGAACTGGGGAGGTTTAACGTCTAGAGCTACTGGCAGCATAAATAGTCCATTCGTATGGCTTTGTTTTCGACGCTTTTCTCAGCGGTCGAACACGGTCAGAAACTTTCCCGCGTGCGCGCTCTGAGGCAATGTCGGGGTTGTTCTGCTCAGCGATTCAGGGAAGAAGTGGGCCTACGGGAGAAGGAACCGACGGCGATACGCCCTGTTAGCAGCGCGGTGCGAACCGTGGGTATCCCCAAACGGGTTCCGTCTCCCGTACTCTCAGCATCAAAGTCTCACAACCCAGCCGGTGCTAAGTCTGCTCCGGTTAACCAGTCTGCTCCGGTCATGTCCATGTATCCGCCCGGTCCCGGAGGTGCCACGGAATACGGCAGTGAATAATTGTTGGTGTTGAGCGACTTCATGAGGCTGTAGTTTGCTAGCGCATTTCCCGCACCGGCAATGCCGCCCCACAGCGAGTTTGAGCCACCTACCATCCCAGCGGCCTGGGCGTTGGCGCCGCCCGTAAGCGCGGTCCCGGCAATCTGCGCGCCCGTCAATCCAAACTGGCCCGACGCCTCGGCGCCTTGCAGCCCGAGCTGCGCACCGGTGATGCCCATGTTCGCAAGCGTGTTGGCGGTTCCAGTAAGATTTTGGCCGGTGTAGTAGCCGGCGTTGGTGAGGTTTGTCCCGCCGTACAGCGCGGCATTTAAGGTGTTGGACGATGCCAGGTTTCCGTAATTCTGGAAGGCCGTGTTCGACTGCGCCGCGGCCGGGAGGCCGAAACTGGCGAGCGACATCAGCGACTGCAGGTTGTTGGTGCGATTGGTCTGGAAGGTCGTCAGCGCCCGGTTGTACGCGTTCTGATATTCCGTTCCGGCCAAGCCCTGTCCGTAATTCTCGATCGCGGCTAATGTATTGCCGCTCTGCAAAGACCCGTTCGCCGCGGCAGTGCTTTGCAAGGCACCCAGGCCCTGCTTCAGCCGGAACTGATAGCCGGGATCGTTTTGAAGGTCGGTCGGATTGAAACTGAACTGCGATGTCAGCGCGCCGCCCGGCTGCAAGGCCGCAGCTAAGGAATTGACGCCCTGCGTCCCTGCAGCAAGGAACGGCTGCAGGTTATTCTGCTCGTTTGTGTTGGTGGCCGCAAGCAGCGAGTTGGCGTTCTGAACGCCGGTATTGACGGTCTGGTTAGCGTTTGTGACCGCGTTGTTTACGGCCGCGATCGACTGGGGACTCGCCGCAGCGACCAGGCTCTGGCCATTGTTTACGGCATTGGTGACGCCGCCCTCGGCCGCCTGGACGCCCTGCTGGGCGCCGGTGGCCGCGTTTTCGGCCATGGTGGCGACCTTTTGGGCCGTCTGGGCCTGAAGTTTCGAGGCTTTGTCGGCGGCGTTCTTGCCGAAGATCCCGCCAAGCAGGCTTCCGCCCGCTGCGATTCCCTCTGATATTCCAAATGGCACGGGAGATTTACTTTCTGCCGCTATACTTCAAAGTGTGATCGTGGTCACGGGTCGCCGACCGCTCTTCATCGGACAACGCGTCACCATTGACTACGATCACCTTGGCAACCGGCTTGAGACGCCGCAACCAGCGGTAATTGTCAAGCAAGCTACGCTCGCCGAGTATGCTTCGCAGCCTGGAAAGCCGATGGAACCCGAGCTACTTTCATCCCACGGATTCGATTACTTTTACTGGGCGAGCACCGATTAGACCTGAGCTTCAAACACTTTCCAGCCGTGCTCTCTGTAACCCAACTTGCGCGCCACGGCAATCGAACCGGGATTGGACGCGAATACCAGAAACCGGCCTTCGGCAAGCGAAAGCATTTCCCGCTCTACTCCGCGGCCGAGCAATACGGCGATTCCCTGTTTGCGAAATTCGGGGGCAACATACAGGGGCCCGGCGTGCGCGATCGCGTTCATGCCCCACATCCCGATAATTTCTCCGGCGTGCTCTGCCACCACGGCGCGATTGTGTTCTGGCGAAGGAAGCTCCCACCCGTTGGCCGCGTAAATATCTTTGAGCCGCGCCCACTCGGAGTCAGGCAACAAACGAATGGTTATGTCGTGCGCCATATCTCCCGGGTGAGTTCGTAGACGATCATGTCGCGCCGCGTTCCGTTTGAGATCACGTAGTCGGGCAAAATATTCTTCACCCGAAATCCCAGGCGCTCATTAAAAGCGCGGGCCGGATAGTTGTTGGACGTAACCATTCCCAGCACGTAGCCTAGCTCCGGGTTTTCGGTGAAGACCTTATGCAAGGCCACGCGCGCGGCTTCGTCCATGAGCCCTGTTCCCCAGATCGCCCGCGAACTTGCAACGTACGTTCTGGCTCCCATGCGTCCAATGGGCTCGAAGATCAGGGCGCCTGAAATCTTGCCGCAGTCCTGATCGATGACCGCCCAACTGCGCGCGGTCTCCAGCGACTCGCCGATTTTCACGTGAAACTCACGCTCATCCCGCGGAAACTGATCGGTTGCGGCAATGACGCTCGCGTTCAGCCAGTGGTGCAGGTCTTTCCAGGCCGTCATGGGAAACGGTTCGACCAGCCGGATATTGGCGCTCATTTACTTGGTATAGAAGGCCTGTAGAACTGCTTTCATCGCTGGGGCGTTTGCGAACGTGATTTGAGCAGACGTCAAGGTGTAATCCGAGCCTTGCTTCTGTAAACTGCCGTTCACAAACAATTGCAGCGACGTCGCGGGATTCGGCGGATTCAAAAGCGTGAAGGCGGCATTGGTTCCGTCCAGCATCCCTTGGGGGATTTCGGCGTAGACGTTCCGGTTGAGCAAATATCGGATGGCTAAAAAGGCGTCGTTTAACCAGCGCTGCCAGAACGGCGTGGCATAGCTCATGAGCTGTCCCTGCGTCGTGATGCCCTGGTCAATGCGTGCTGCAGCAAGGGGAGTTTGAACCGAGGGCTGATCTAAACGAGGAAACCCGGAGGAAGCCATAATGCTTTGTTGTTAACGCTTTTCTCGAAGGTCGATTACGGATTCAGGTTTACGGCGTGCGCGCTCTGAATCAGGGAAAAAGTGGGTTCATGGGAGAAGAAACCGCCGGGTTTCGTCTCCCATGCTCTCAGCGGCAAATCCTCACAACGGTCCTGGGGCTAAGGTTGTATATGCATCTACAATCGTGACGCCGACTGGATCGGAAATGACAGCTTCATACGCCCGGTCCCGCGATCTTCCCAATCTCCTTGAAACGTAGCGGTATTTGTACTCCCCAACGCCCGCCTGTGCGAGCGATTGCCCCGCTCCAGTCTTTAGCGGCACCCCGCCTAATTGCCGCTGATTCGACCAGGTAAATCCCCCGTCGTCAGAGAACCGCATTCCAATGGTCGGAACGGAACCTTGTCCGGAGGCAGGACCTTGCGAGACCTGCATGTCGATCACTAAGCGTCCGTGCCGCGCCCAGTTCATCTCGTTTGAAATGTGCGGGGAAGTTCTCAGCCGTCTTATGGGACTGCCGTTGTCCGAGTAAATGTCTTCCGACTGGATGTAGATGTTTCCGTTGCGGTAGTCGCCCACGAAATGTATACCCATGGTGTAGGCGTGGAAGCGCGCGATATCGGCGTGGTACTGGGCGTATTTGGTGTCCCAGAATCCCCGCTCATGCCAGGCTCCGGAGGCCGTATCGAAAACCCAGGTCGCATCTGCGGTGGGGAAGCTTAAGCAGTAGAAGTTGTGGCCGCTTTCCTGATAGGGATAGCCGACGGCATCGAAGGAGTTCGAATACTGCCGAATTCTGGCCTCCATGGCGTGGTTTGAGACGCGCTGCGGAAGGAATCCGAGCGCCCTCCAGACCATCAGGGCGCCGCGGTCGTCGCCCCCCAGCCACATGAGCGAGTTGTCAATTTTTGCGACCGAGGCCGGCGCCCACAATCCCTGCTCGATAAAGGCGCCCTGAATTTCCTGAAAGGGAACGCCAGGCGGAGGGAGTCCGGCATCGGCCCAAACTTCGATGGTCTTGTCGCCCATGAGCCACAGCAGCTCATGATCGGCGAAGACCGCGACCAGGCGGTCGGGCGAGCCGGATTTGGTCGAGAAGTTGAGCGGATCCCAGGTCGAGCCGTCAAGCGGGTCAGAGACATTGAACTGATTTGAATTGGGCTGCGCCGCTACAAAAACGCCCTTGAGAAAACATCCCGAGACGGCGTTGACCACCGGCTTGACGGTTTGGCCGTCAGCCAAATAGCCCTGGGCGCCAGAGACAATGAAAAGCTCGTTTCCATTGGAGGAAATGGATACCGGGGTCGAAGCAAGGCCTACGTCGCCTAGCAGGTTCGGTGCTTTGTTGAGAAAGACCTCGTAGAGTTTTGAGCCGCCCACGGCGAAGAGGCGGTTCTCGCCGCCCCACAGGCCCCGGACTGGCGAGGACGGAAGCGTAGTGAGAAGTTTTCTCCCCGGTGTCCCTTTGAGTATCCAGTCGTTTTTTCCGTGCCCCGATTCTACTCGCTCGATATAAAGGTTCACCGAACGCTCGGCGTCCGGCGCCGGACTCAGGCCTAAATAGCCCGGTCCGACAAATCCAAATCGAGGCATGCCCTTGTGCCGTTTCTTAGTGGGTCCAAGCGCCGTTCTCGCGGAAGCAGGTACGGCCCGTCGAGCTTCCGGCTGTGCATGTGGAATTACCGTCGCTGACAAATAGTTGTGAGCCATTCGCTAGCGATGGTAAAGCACTAAATGTTGGCTGGAATCCCATATCCGACATGATCACATTCGTGGGCGTTCCGCTGATCGTGAAGTTCGTATTGTCGTAACGATTCGTTCCAATCGTGACGTGCTCAGCAGCATCTTGGAATAGGTACGGGGTGTTAACTTGATTGAAGGAATTCCCACCAAAGTACCATGCAATATTTGTGCCGCCCGCTGCTTCGGCCATCGCGATCGCTTTCCAGGCGTTGGATTGTCCCGGTCCCTGGAATACATTACCTGTAATCGTTCCTTGATACATTGAGGGGCCGGACGATGCGCTGCCGACTATCTGGATTCCCTGTGCTCCGCAGCCACTACAGAGCGGTTGGGCGATTGTGTTGCCGGTGATCGCTATGAGATTGAAGGCACCGTTTAAAAAGATGTTCGATACCTGCGCCGTTTCAAGAACGTTATCGTCGATGATTAGCTGTGTCGAGACGACTGAATTCAAGTAGACGTTATAGTTCAGATTTGTGGTCCCCGACCCAAAGCAGTTGTTGTGGTGGAACGTGATTCCGCCTGAGCTTGTGATGTACAGACACGCAAGCGCTGGACTGGAGAGGTTGTAATTGAACATCACGTTATTCGCCACCCACGGCCCATCACTATCGGGGAAGTTTGCATCGGCGGCAGTGAAACAAGTGTGCGAAAAGTTGTAGCAGACGTTATTGGTGAACCACGTTTGACTCGCGTTGACGCTAAGAACAGCATCGTATAACGGCTCGAAATAGTTGTCGTTGATTACGGTGAATGCGTTGTCGCATGATGCGCCGCAGTTTCCAAGACGAATGCCATAGCCGCCCGAAGTTTGTTGTGTTGTGGCCGTGAAGCCGCAGTGCTCGATTCGGTTTTTTGTCCCGGTCGCGTCGATAATGCCAATTGCCGCGCCGGTTGCTTGAAGGAACGTAGTAAACTTACCAGCACAGGTTAAGGTTTGACCCGAAGGTGGACGTGCCGGGGCGTAGATTTGCCACGTGCCGGGAGGAACATAGACCGGAGTTAATCCCGCAACATTGAATGCTTCCTGTAGCCCTGCATTGGCGGGTCCTATCGTCCACGCCCCGGAGTGATTGTTCACAGGAACAAATGTCAGGGTTCCAGACGCTGCGCCGGATGTGCATGTTCCGCCAGTGCCAAACACCGCCTCGGGGCCGCCAATTCCGCCAGAAACGTAGTAATAGTGCCCCAAATCTGACCCATTTACGCCGAGAGGGCATGGCGTGAGGGTGACCGTATTGGTGACGCCGGACGTCAGCGTTCCACCGGGTGTTTGCGGCGAGAAATTATAGGTAGACGTCACGATCAGGGTGCTTGGTCCGCCCGAACCCGTCCCGCATGGGGCGCCCGCGTCCACGGCGTTTCCGTTGGCGTCATATTTGACGCAATCGCCACTAACCGCCGCTCCTGAGGCCAACTGGACTTTAGTTCCGTTGCCTTGGGCCAAAGTTACGCCGGTGCCGCCCTGCGCCACAGAAAGCGGTGTGGCGAGACCGGTAAGAGAGGTAATGTCAGAGTTTGGACCCGAAGCCGCAGCGCTGAGGTTCGCCCGCGCGGTAGCTGCGGTGGAGGCGCCGGTGCCGCCGTACAGCACTCCGACAGCGGTTCCCTGCCACGTCCCGGTACCGATCGTCCCAAGGGTCGTGATATCGGTCCCTATCAATTTCGAGGCCGCGATCGAGCCCGCCAGCATGGCGTTGGTGACGGTCGAGTTGGCGATGCGCGCGCCAGGGATACTGCCGCTTGTGAGGGAACTGGCGTCGATGCCTCCGGTTCCGACCGGGAACAGTACGCCCAGGGTCGACATCTGCAGGCCGTTGCCGTTGTTGTCGATTTGAACGGGGTGGAGAGCCGAACCCGAGGTGGTGGTTAAATGCAGGAGGTTTCCGGTGCCGGTATTGCCGGCCGTATCGGTCACTTTCCAAACATCCATGTTCGACCCGGTAGCGTTTCCCGCCGTGAATAAGCTGGTGTTATTGCCGAGCGCAAGCGAAAGATTTCCTGTCGGCGCCGCAAGGGAGTTCCAGGCTTTGACCAGGCTGAGGTTTGCACCGAGTGCGGTTTCGATAGCCTCGATTTCTTTGTTCTTCGCGTTGGAATGCCACGCGTCTACGAACCCGTTCACAGTCACCCCGGCGACGTGCGACGCGGCCGTGGTCCCGTCGAACCCTCTTCCGTCAGTATTCGGGCAGGACGAGTGCCCCACGGTGAGAAGATTTCCCGCGACCGCGCAAACGGCGATGATTTCGGTATCGACCGTGACCAGCATGTTGGGAACGAAGCCGGTCGAGTTCTGGACCACGATGACGTTGTCGGTCGAGAGCATGCTCGCGTTGAGCGTAGTCGTCGTATTGTTGACAGCGATTTTCAGTTGCTGATCGGTGACCACGGCGCCCGGATAGACGGCCGTCTGCGCGGCGAGCGTGGCGCTCAGGGCAAGCGCTAAAAGTAGCGTTCTCATGTTGGTTTCGGGGTTTGTTTGCGGAGTTACTGCGCTGTCGGCGCGGTGATCGGAGCAGTGGGCGGAGCGGCCGGCGGCGTGCCTTCGCTGGTCCCCAGCCGGATGGCCCGGTTGAATGTCATGACTGCGGTCTTGCGATCGAGCGCCTGTTGCACGATGCCCTGGTCGAGCGGTACGCCAGGATTGAGTTCCGGCCAAATCCGGACTGCGAGCATGTACTCGAGCAGCTCGGCGTAGGCCGGAGGTAGGACAAGGACGGTCTGAAGCGTCGGGACCGCCGATACGGCCTGCCAGGTGATCAGCTCGAGCTGGCCGCCTTGCGAGGGGTACGGCCAGAGCGACAGGTTCATGTTGGGCACGGCGTAGTCCGGATAAAGTTTCCGGGGCACCTGGGCGACGTTATTCTTTTCAGGGATCAGGTTGTACTGTTCGGCGTTGATGATGTCCAGGTCGAAGCGCAGCGCGGTGACGGCCTGTATGAAACTGGCGCGCGCGATCTTGACCGGACGCGGAACATTGAACGGCGCCGGGGCGGTCGGGCCCATGGCGTACACGCCGGTTAAGTTTGTGAGGGCAAACTGAGCCGCCGGAAGCGCGTAGATCATTGGCTCCTCGGCCGACAGTCCATCGATCAGGTCATTCAAGGCCTGCAGAAAGTCGACGGCTTCGTCGTTGCCGGGAGATTCGCCCTGCGCTAAAGCCCCGGTGATGCGCATGGAGCGCGAGATGAGATCTAAGCCTGTCATGGGAGAATGTCGCTATATGGCCTGGGATGGAACGGTGTGGGTCGGGGTGCGGACCTTCCGGGAAGTGGAAGAGGGGACGCTAGCGAAACTTGAGTGCGGGCATGCCGCAGCCGTAAATTGTTCGGTGTCTGAACTTACCCACGGAGCGATCGCTCCGGCGAATGTCCGGATGCGCTACAACACCTTCGAGGTGATCTGCGAGTCCTGTTCTGAACTACTCCGCGAGAGGTACACTCCCAAGCAATTCGCGTGAAGTCTCACGCGAATCCGGGAATCCCCCGGTTGAGGTTGCCCCGGCAATCCAGGCCGGAAGCTTACCGTGGCCGGATCATTGCCTGGTATAGATCCGATCCAGAAACCGCAACTCCACCCTGCGGCGTCCAGCCCTGCCGGAAATACGTCTGAACTTCAGCCTCTAAAGCGTGTAGGGTTGGCGCCGTCAGAATAATGTAAAGATCCGCCTGTTCAGGAATAAAACTGCTGCCACCGAAATCCTGTGTATCGAAATCAGCGTTTGGAACGCTCATTACCAGTACTTGCCCGTCAGGATATTCCAGCGTCCGCGTTCGCCGGGCCGGCCTTGCATTGCGGCCTCAACCACCATTTCAAGCGGCGTCAGATTGATGGCCTTGATGCGCGCCTTGGATGCGCGGGCTTGATTCATCGCTTCCGCAGACATGTTTGCGCGCTTCTGAAACCGCATGGCCAGCATTTTGGCCAGATTGTATTCGAGCGCTTCCTGATAGGCCGGAGGAACGACTACGGCCGTGTTGGTCGAGGGGAAGGTCGTCAGGTTCTGCCAGGTGTACAGCGCGATCTGCCAGTTGGCCAGGGGAACAGGCCAGAGATTCACGTGGCCGTTGGGTACGAACGGCTCGTAATACAGCATGTAAGGAATGGTCGAGTTTAAGCTTTTGGGCGAAAGCGCGGCCCACTCCTGGTAGGTCAGGATTTTGAACGGCTCCTCGATCGTGGGGTTCAGGTTGTTGAAAATGAATCCGGCCTGCTCGATTCGTTCCGGGCGTTGGAGTTTCCAGTCCACTGTCCCGGTGGTGCCGAGCACATAAGTCTGCTGGTTGGCGACGATGTTGAACACGCTGCGCAGAATTGCCCAGACCATCAGGCGCTCAGCCTGCCAGGCGTCCACCATTGAGTTCAGGACCTTCAGCCCGTCATTAGCTGCATCTGCACCGTAGCCTCGTCCAGGCGCCCCTAAGACGCCGGCAATCCTGTAGGCCGAATAGATGATGTCCGACACCAGGATGGCGCCCGAAAGCGCGGATCCGCCTCCGAAGAGTTGCGTGTTGAAAAGTGGATTGGTCGGCATTATGCGGCCTCGCGCATGGTGCGGTATTCGTCAGGCGACATCCGCGCTGCGTCCTTCTTGACGGCCGAGATCATATTGAGCAGTTTTTCGCTTGAGAGCGGTGCGCGCTTCTTGTCCGGCTCCCACTGGTTGCAGTAGGCATTGGCTGCAATGAGGCCGGGCGTATCGCCTTCCGAGTTCTTATCCACGCGTTCGCAGTCTTCCGCGGCAAGGTCGACGTGAGAGCAGCGCTTGCAGGAAAACCCCGGCTTGTTCTCGGCGTAACCTAATTGAACTTTGGTAAACAGTCCGAGCCAGGGAATCTCGTACTTGCCCGAATCGGCATGCGCGAAGGCGTTGCAGCCGCCCGATTGTGCGCTGATCTCGACATTCGGTCCGAAGAAGGCGCAGCCCATACCCTGGCCTGTGGGCTTAGCGAATACGCACTCAAAGCAGCGGTACTCGGTTTCCGGCCGGTACTGATATCCGGCCGTGGCCTTACTGATCTTGATGAGCGGCGCGCGCTAGTGACCGGAGTAGTGGCCCTTGCCGTCGGAGGAATGCTTCTCGCCCTTGGGTTTGTGACCCTGGCCGCCGAGCACGTGGTTATAGAGCCGCGCCGCATCGCCGATGGTTCCTTTGGGATCGTGCTCATGTTCTTTGGCGTACTCAGAGACCGATTCTCCGGCGCGGTGCGCGGCATTGGTGAGCCGCCCAGGATGCTTGATTGCGGATTGGATGAAGTTCTTTTTGTCGGCCATGAATGCTCCGCCTAAATCAGGGAAGAAGCGGGTTTACGGGAGAAGAAACCGCCGGGTTTCGTCTCCCGTACTCTCAGCGAGAAATCTAACATCCTCGCTTCCAGTCACTCTTTCCCGTCCCTGCTGATTTCTGTGAGACGGTATTGACTGGTTTATCGAAGCAGCGGTTGATCATCCGCTCTTCTGAAAACTTCATCGGTTCGTCACCTGCCGAGACAGGTCCGGAAGGATTGACGTTGATGATGTCTCCCTTGCCTGCCTGCATGGGCTGGTGCGCGGTGCGGTTGATGATGCGGTCGGCCGGTGCGCTGATGGCGTCGGTATCCATGGATTTATTCATTGGGTTGCTCCTTGTGTTTCGAATTTCTGGGGTCGAACATGCGCCACTGTTTAGTGGCGCGTCTGCGGGCGATTCTGCGGCGGATACGTCGGGATTCTCCGCCGAAGTGCTCGTTCACGATCTGGATGTGGATGTGGAACAGCGAGTCCCTGAGAATCTGGCGGGTGAACGGTGTCATTCCCTCGCCAGCGCGGCGCCGCTCCAAAGCCGAATAAGCGGCATCCTTGGCCTGATCGAAGAACTGCTTTCTGAACTCCGATTCGTCCAGCACTCCGCCACCCATGCGAACCTTGGCTTTGAACAGGTCGAGTGCCTTCTGGTAGGCGCGCGTAGTTGCAATCATTTGCCGCTCCAGTGCTTGGATTTCTTGCGCGGGAGATTTCTCTCTGGAGTCGAGGCGAAGTCGTGGAGCTGCTCTTTGGACATCTTGAGCAGTCCACGGTTGGCCGGGTTCAGCTTTTCAGGGTGGTGCTCGGCGATAGCGGCCGCGCGCCGCATGGCCTTCGATACGCTGGGCATTTACTTTTTCGCCTGCTCGGCGTTGGCCTCGGCCTTGACGGCCTCAAAATCTGCCTGCAGGCGATCGCGTTCGGCGGTCACTTCGGCCAAGGCAGCCTGGGTGTTCTTGAGCTCGGCCTTGACGTCTTCATGCTCTGCGGCAAGCGCGATGTGCTTTTCCTTCAATTCGCCGTAGGCCTGGTCGAACAGGCGCGCCTGTCGCTCGAGTTGTTCGTTGGCCGGAAGGTCGGACGGCGGGGGCTGAATCTTGGGGCGCGGGTCGGAGAAGGCCGCCGGCGGATTGACGAACCAGCCTTCTGAAGAAAGACGTTCAAACTCCTCCTGTGTTTTGACAATCCTTGAGCTGCCGTTGGGGTGATACATCCAGGTCGGCAGTTCCTGATGAACGTAGGGTTCAACGATCTTGCGCACCCAGCCGGCTTTTGCCAGAGCGCGCTCTTCTTGGACTCCATGGACGACGCGGACCTGGCCGCCCGAGGCGGTCATGGTTACCGGGTAACCCTTTTCTTTGGGTGTGGTCACACTCATTGCTTTAATCTCCTTGTTGATCTGGTTCGGTGAAAATATTGGGGACTAACGTCAGCAGGGGCCGGCTCCGAACAGTTTCATGGTGCAGGCCGGAGGTGCGGCAGAGCAGAGGCTTTCAGATCCGACGGTAACCAATGTGCTGCTGGCCTTCTGATTGTTGTAGTCCGCAGCTGATCGAGAGCCTTCTGGATTTTCTTCGAGCGCCAGGATACAAAGCCCTGCGAGACCCACTCGCCGGCATGCCTTCTTACAATTTCAATACTGTAGGATTCGTTGAGAATTGCCCACAGCAGCCCCGCGATCACGCCCAGCAAGACCACGATCAGGCTCAGCAAAATGTCGGTCAGGCTCATGGGTTTTCCTCCGTGACAACCACGGTGCCTCCGGCCAGCGAGCTGATGGCCTGCACCGCTCCCTTCCATTCGGTGTCCACATAGGGTTGGCTTGATTCGTCGTTGGCAGAACCGCAGGCCGGAAGCGCTATGTGGTAAGCGTTCTGGGTGGGGGAACTCGCGCCCAAGTTCAGCTTGATCACCGTCGTTCCGGTGTTCTGGATGATCAGTTTCACCCTGGTTGCATTGGCTGCCACGATCTGAGAAGAGGCTGTCCCAACGGACTGCTGGGCGGCTGGGGAAACCGTTGTGCTCGAGGGCGGGGTTACGGTTGCCGAGAAATTGCCCGAAACTGCCGGGCCCCTTGTGCGTTCAATCGACATGAATTTCAGTAGGTGTCGTAGGAAACCTGTACTTTGTCCCCTGGATTGGCGCCATGTACCCAGTAGTTCTCACCCTGAATGCGCCCGAAGTCGTCCGAGTCGCTCCAGGACCCGCCCGGACTCTGCGCGGAGGCGAAGTCAAGCTCTGCGACCAGGTCGGAGGCAGCAAAAACAGCCGCTGGCGCACGTCCGACTGAACCGGTAAGCACATAGCCCAAGCCCGATCCGCCGTGAATCATCTGGAACGAAATCGAGCGCAGGCGCATGGGCTGGACGAAAAACGTCGCACCGGCGGGAGCCAGCTGCGATGTCATGCCGGCCGCGGCCATCTGGGCCGCCGTCATACCGGTGGTGATGTTGATCGGGGCGGCGCCGATGGTGAGCGTTACGTTGATTCGCATGGGTTACTCCAAAACTCCCAGAACGTGCTCTTCCGGGATCAACAGCACGGTTTCTCCCTCGATCAAGTGCCTTTCGCCGGCGTTGCGGTGATAGGCAATGCGGTCTCCCGGCTTCACGTCCAGCGGTTGAATCGAACCGTTTTTACGGCGATGGCCTTCCCCGGTCTTGAGCACGGTCCCGAATGCAGCATGTCCCGAGGTCCGCGAGCTTTCAGGAGCGTTATCGGGGATGTGCAGCGCGCCATGCATTTCTTTGGGCGAATCCATGCGCACTACGATCTGGTTGTATAGCGGTCTGAATGTCATGGTTGTTGAAAAAGAGCCTGCGGAGTCACGTCGGACCCCGCAGGTCACTAGGAGGGAAGTGGTTAATAACTCGGGTAAAACTTCGTGCCGTCCCAAACTTCAAGGAGCGCTTTCGACACGACACCCGTGGTCGCGATGGCGATGTTGCCCGAAGTCCCGGTCGACCAGAGGCCGTCCGGAATAAGAATCAGCGTGCCACCCTTGGGAAATCCTGAGGGCACGGTGATGGTGTTGATGGTCGTGGTGCCGGTTACGTGCACCACCGGAGTCGTGGGCGCGATGGTCGCCGCCGACGCGATAGCCGTACCGACCTGAGGAGCGGTATTGAAATACGTCCAGGCGAACCATTGGCCGTTCGATCCGCAGTTCCAGACGTTGCCGGTTGTGTAAACCACGCGCGGCAATACTGGAACAGCGCTAGCGGTGCAGGCGCCGAACGGATCGATGTTATAGAACTGGCTCGGCGTTCCGACCCAGACCGTGGCGCCGGAGTTGTGCGCCATAACCGGGGTGCCGGAGTAGCCGCGCTCCACCGTGATCGTGGTTCCCGATACGGCGTTTACGCGCATCAGTTCTTTGTCCACGAACAGAACGGTGAGGTTCGGCCCGCCGGTCGGAGAACCCACGCCGCCCTGAGGCGTCGAAACGCTGGGGGCGGTGATGCCGGTGGCGCTGGCAACAAACACGGTGGTGTTGAAGCCGCGCTGCGACAACGGCACGGCGGTCGAAAGCGTGGTGGAGGTCATGGCGGCTTGCCCGAAGAGCGAAGCCGCAGCGAGAGAGAGACCCGCAATGAGTTTCAGGATGTGTTTCATGGGTGTTGGTGTCCTTTGCTTGATTTCGGGCCCGGGTTAGCCGGCGATCCGGCACGCGAATTCCGGCCGGAGAGTCTTCCATCCGCCGAATGCTTCTAAGCGCGTGTAGCGCCGGTTGGTGCGCATGTCGAAGCCGCGCGTCAGGCGCATGCTGATCCCGACCTTGGGATTAGAGATGCGCTCGGACCAGTCGAGCCCGCCCGGCAGTTCAAGGTTGACGATGGCGAGCGCAAAGGCATCGCGGTGGAAAGCGAGCGCCTGGGGCGAGGAAACGCCCGAGATGTTCGCCAGGTTGGCAGCCGCGGTGTTGTAAACAAAGATGGCCGCGTTATTGGCGGGCGATTGCGTCACGGTCTGGAAGGGGCTGGTGACGTCGATGTTGATGTCGGGCGAGATCGGAATCGTCAGGTTGCCAGATCCATCCGAGGCGGGGCAGTTGGGTCCCACCACGAACGTCCGGAGCTGCCCGGTGTCCCGATAGGAGATCGGGTTGACGGAGTTGACGCCCGCGACCTTGATGATGTCGCCGGTATTCAGAACCTGGGTTGAGGCGGTCCAGCCGCTGGTGATCAGCGAAGAACCGGTCTGGTTCGCGCCGTTAACCACGGGCGTTCCGCCGGCGAGGCCAACGGTAGCGCGCGAGACGTTCTGATCCATCGACCACTTGAAGCCCAGCGCCTGGCCCATGGTTCCCGAAAGATACTGCTCGGAGATGGTCTTGGGCGGGTTGAAGAGCGTTGCACCGAATTCGATGGCGGCCGCTTCCATCTCTGGAGAAACCACCAAGGCCCGGAGACTGCCGTAGGGGGCGCCGGAATTGGACAGCGTGACACCGGCAGCGGTGTAAGCGGTGCGGGTGGTGGGAGTGACGCCGGGCGTCACGTTCAATTGCGCCAGGTTATAGACGTCGGCGTACAGATCGAGGCCTTCGCCGTCGATCATGTTCGCGATTCTCTGCACGGCCGGCTCGATGTAGCGCTCTCCGAACCGGTCGATGGTTAGCGTGAGGTCTTGATCTGAGATGTCCAGATCACAGCCCCACAGGCGGTTGATGGTTACCGGCACGACGGTTTCCCGGATGTCTTCCAGTTGAATGCCGTCGCCGATTCGTCCGCGGAAGCGGACTGGCATGCGGGCGTTTACGGTGTCGTTTTCGTTGGCAGCGGCCTCGCTAGGGCCGTGTGCGTCCGCTCATTGGGCTGAGCCAGACTTGCTCCCCTTTCGAGGAGGACCAGACTATGTCACGATCCGAAGCCTAGGAGGCTTGGGACCCGAAGCGCTTCGAGCTGCTTAGCTCTACTCCCGTTGCGGGATAGTCGTTACACGTTTCTCTTTGGTGAACCTCGGCCAGGGTTTTAGCCGCCGCACCTTCGTTCATCACTGAGACTTCGCTCGGCGTCGCCATGGCCCAGACACAGAGTTGCATTAACAGCATCGCCGTTGCACCACCGATGCTGTTACTCTTCCGGGCTGTAGGATTCACCGAATTCACTTCGTTTTTCTCCGCAGGATCTCTCCTGCGTGGGGCTACACTGTTAACCCGATTTTGTCGCCAGGAACTGCGAACCTATCATCGAACTCCCTATTAACTTGCTTGGCGAAGACCAGGTTGTTCTCCCACCGCATCAACGATTCTTGAAGAATCGCGACCGGGTTGAGTAATTCATTTGCCATGGTTAGTCCTTTACGTCGTCACGACGTTAAGTTGAAATGCGGGATGAAGAAGGAGGAGCGGCCGAGTCTGTCATCCCGACGGTCTCGGCTCGCTTCGAGGTGCTTAGCCGCGGCGCCGCGCGCTCTCTACCTGTCTGCGGTATTCATCCGGGTCGAGCGATCGCAACTTTTCAGGCGGAAGTTCCGTCACGCGAGTTGCGGCCACTGCGGCCCTGCTTCCTACAGGAGTGGGCGGGGGGGCGGCGGGCGTTACAACCTCTTTTTTGGCCGGCTTAGGATCTTCGGGCTTCGCTTGCTCTACCTCATCGATCTCCTCGTCTTCAGGCTCCGGAGGGTCCTGAGGGGCGAGTTGATCTTCGAGTTTTCCGAGCTCTTTGAAGGCCCGCGCTATAGCTTTTTCGGTCTCTAGCCGGGTTGCATTCTCAGACAATGTGGTCGCCGAGGCGATGCGGTGCGCAACATCCGGGTTTTGGCCCAGATAAAACAGCACATCCCCACCGCGCTCTAAGCGGGGTAAAACGTACCCCATCACATTGCTAAAAACAATCTTGTCATGCGTCTTTTCGAGTAGTTTCTCGAACTCTGGATTCTTGGCGCGCTGCGAGGCGAGCTCGGCCGCCCAACGCTCCTGAATGAGTTTGTCGTCGGCGGAAGGCTCGGGCTTGGCCTCGGTTTTTGGCTCTGCCTTTTTTTCTTCGGCGGCTTTGGCCTTGGCCTGTGCACGCTTTTCTTTTTCCTTGGTGATGCGCTGGTGCTCGCGCACATCGTAGCGCCAGTCCGCCAGGTCCTCAATGTACTGAGGATCGTATTGGCCGAGCGGGTATTTCTGCTCGTCTTCGAAGTTCGGTTTTGGACCGGGCGCTTGGGGAGCCGGATCTTCGTCCGTCTCGACCGCGGCTTCCTTTGCAGGAGCTGCAGTCTTCGTTTCGGCCGGCGTCTTCATCTCGGAGATGGTCCGCTCCTGATCGGCCAGCTTTTGGTTCAGCTCGCGAATCTGCTGGCGCAGGGCCTTGAAGGTGTTCTTCTTGGGTTTGGCCGGCGCGGGGGTCTGCTCGGTTGCGGCGGTCTCTTCGGCGTGCTCGGAGGCCGGCTTGGTTTCTGCTGGCTGTTCCGTTTCTTGTGCGTTTTGTAGGGGTCCGTCGGTCAGGACCTGGGTTTCGGTGACCGTATGGCCGGAGCTCTCGAGAACCTTTTGGATCTCTTCGGGCGTTTGCGTCATCGACGCAATGCTCAACTCGTCCATCTGTTCAGTCTGCAAAATGTGATCTCCTTGGGAATTGCTGAATTACTGCGCTACTGGCTCGGGTTCTTCCTGCGGGTTCGTGGCTGCGCCTGCAGTTTCCGGCTGCGCCTGCGCCGGTTGCTGGCCGGGCTGGTTTTGCTGCTGCTGCTGCTCGCGATCGGCGGCCAGGTCCAGGCGGTGCTTGACCGATTGGTGGTCGAGTTCGGCGAGTTTCTGGGCCTCGGCCGACTTGCCGCTGACTTCCGCTACCAAAACCCTGGTGAGATTGGTCTCGGTGGTTTGCCGTTCCTTCGATTCGAGTTCCAGAATCTTCTTGTCGATGATGCCCTTCAAGGTCTGGATCTGGACGCCCTGGGCCTGAATGATGCCCTGGAGTTTGGCCACCATGGCCTGGACCTGCGGCGGGATGTCCTTGGCGTCCGTCTGGACGTCGGGCGGCCTTAACCGGTCCGCGATCTCGTCGCCGTCCGGCAGATCCAAGGTGCGGATGATGAGGTCGATCGCGCGTACCAGAACTTGCGGCGCGGCGCGGAACAATTCCATGAGCTGCGCGGATGCCTGCAGGCGCCTGGTGGCGTAGCTCGGATCGTTTCCAACTACGGCGTCAAAGCGGGCCACCGGATTATTCAGTTTGTAAATGCGGTCCGCGCCTTCTGTAATCTTCTGAGCGTTGATCTGGACTGCCCGCTGTGAGCCGTCGGGATCGAAAATGTTGATGGTGCGCTCTTCGCGGTAGACGTGCGGAATCAGATCCACGATTACTCTGCCGGTATGCTCGACCGATCTCCGCAAATTGTCGTGGTAGTGGAAGTGCGCGTTGTCGCCCTCGCGCTGCCGGGCCAGAATCGCTCGGCCCGAGGATTCGGGGCTGTCGTTACCTAATGAAGCGTCGAAGGTTGCCAGCGTAGCTTTGACGTCGTTATCCGCGGCCGCCACGGCCATGGTCACGGCCTGGATGGGCGGCTCTGACAGATTTCGTTCGGGCTTCGGGATTGGATTGCCCTGATCGTCCATGTGGTTCCAGGGCAGGTATCCAATGCGCTTGCGGTTGGCATCCGCCCAGATGTACTCGTGGCCTTCGATGGCCGCGGCGGCGGCCAGGTAGGGCGACAGGGGAGCAAGGCCGATGGTTTCGACCTGTTTCGACCGCATCAGGTCATAGGACAGATTGGCGTCCATGGCCGGCCGGATCATGCCGCGCATGGTGGTGCGCTGCTTCATAATCACTTCGCGGCCGATCACCGGGATGATGGGAATCCATTTGCCTTCCCACGTGCCCTGCTCAAGGATTTCCATGCCGGTCATCTTGGCCCACTGCACTTTAGGCAGGTAGACTTCGCGCTGCGCGAGCACTTGCGTCCCTTCGCCCTTCTGGTCAAGCGAAGTTACCTTGCGCCCGTCGTCCAGCAAATACAGCGTTTTCTTGGTTCGCTCGACATACCAGTACTCGGCTACCCGAATATTCGATTCCGGGTACCAGTCCTGCTTGATGCGGTCGCCCTGCGCCTGCCAGTCCGCCATGCCTGTAGCAAGGGCGTCCGGATACAACTGCTTGAACAGGTCGGGGTCGAGGTCCTCGGTCACGAAGCAATAGTTCATGTCCGAGTAGTCGAATTCGTCCGCGGCTGGGTCGGGATAGACCGAGAACGGATTTTTGATGCGGCGGATTACGAGTTTTTGTACGAAGTCTTCTTCCGATTCGTAGACCTTGTTGACACGCCACCAGCCGCGGCCGATCTTGACCGCGTGCTCGTAGCCGGTCATGAAGGCGATCTTGCCGTTGGAGTCGTTGGCTATGTTCCTGTAAAGCCCCTCCAGAATCTCGGCTGTCTCTTTGTCCGCTCCTCCGCCTACCGGGCTGACTTTGGGTTCGGGTGGGTCCTGGCGGGCGTCGTTCACCACCTGGTCGATCGATGGCCCGATGCGGTCGAAGGTCAGGCAGGGTACGCCTTTGCGGTCCTGCCGCATTTCCTGCGACCAGTGCTCTAAGCCGTCGACAAAGTCCAGTTCTTCGGTTGCGAGTTCGCGCCATTTCTGATCGTGCTGGGCTGCTTTAGTGAAGCGATCACGGGCTTGTTTTAAGAGGTCTTCGTTCGGATCACGAATGACTTCTTCTTTTTTCTTGGCCGAGACTATAACCTTGGACTTCTTTTTGGAACGTGAAGATTGCGCTGGAGCTAGACTTCGGTCCAGATCTTCACTGGGAATGTAAGGAGGTTCCACGAAAGAGAAAAAGTTCTTTGAGAAGGAGTCTCTATTTCGCGCTGATCTGAGGTATCAGCGCGTGGTGAATCTCGCCGTTACTTCGGCGCTCCGGTCATGAGCTAAAAACCCGTCCGGTTCACAAGATCGGCAGGGAGAAAATGCCCCGTTGCTGTTTCGTCGCAGGCGTAGCCGTTCGGCACAATTGCCATTTCGTACGCAACACCGTGCTCGAGAAGGCAGGCCGCACACATGACTGATCCGTTTTCGTGGTCATAGATGTACTCGGTTACGGCCTGCATCACGCTCGGTTATCGCATCACGCCGTTCGTGATATGCCCGTGCCAGCCGCATCCGCCGGTTGGTTTGCCGCCCTTCATGGCGACACAGTTGATCGAGGGCGTGAGCGTTGGGCGTTCCATATTGCCGTCCCATTGCCACACACAGAGGCCGTCCGGCGTTGGACGATCTACGAACTTCGGACCTAGCAACACAGAGCAGCGCTTTCCATTTGGACAGACAAATATAATGTGCGCAGTTGCCTCGTAACCTTGCACTCCGCCCAGTTCGATATCAAACGATCCAACCGGTTCATCGGCAGGCCATTCGTCCCGCGCGTCCCGCTGCATGTTTCCGTGATCTGGATTCGGCATCTTGTTCGAAAGGGAAGAGTGAGCGCGAGAGAGAAACCGTATGGTTTCGCTTTCGCTATCGGTCTAAACAGTCAGTTCTGGCCCTGAAAGACCCAGACGCCTCCGGTGCACTGCCAGATATTTCCGGAGGGTAAAGTGATGTGCGGCAGCACCCGGATTGCCGGAGGATTACACGAGCCGCCTGGATCGTTGAAGCTGTAGTAACTTGCCGGTCCGGTGTAGACTTTGGCCCCTGCGGCATGGGCTTGCGTTTGGGTTCCCTGGCAGCCCCGGATCACATAAACGTTGTTGTGCTTATCGACGTTGTAGACGCACATCGCCTCCGTGTCGACCAGCAGGACGTACATGGTCGCGCCCTCGGGATCGCCCACGCCGTTGATTTCGACCGGCAGGCCTGGCGGCAGGATGTTCGTTGTGCTGGCGACCGCGAGCGGCCCGGAATAAGTGGCCGTGACTGCGCGCGACAGCGTGGTTGAGGGAAACGTCGCCTGCGCAAACGTGCAGGCTGCGCCCATGATCGCGAGCGCGATGATCTGAAGCGTACGCACGAAAGTTTTTAGCGGAACGCTCTGGCGATGTCGTCGCAGACCGCAATGAGGCTGCCGACCGCAATCATGGTCAGAAGCGCCGCAAAGAGTTGGTCCACGAACTTGCGGAACTTGGTGGTGGGGTTCATACCGGTATTAGATCTTGGTGGCGTCGTTCGTACTCGGCGTAGGAGCCGCGCGGTTTCGGATTCAGATACAGCGCGAGGGTTGATTGATGCAGCATGTTCCTGGCGTGCCGCATTGCATTTCCCATGTACCTCGAATAAAACTCGTCCAGCAAGAGGGCTAGGGAAGGCGGCGGATATGGCGCTAACGAAACCGGTTCGGCTTTGGGTACGAATTGAGCAACAAACGGTGCGCACAGCGCGGCGAAGAACGAACGGCGGTCAAGCTTCATGGCAGCGTCACTTCCTCTTCGTACTCCCCATTGGCGCAGGCGCGTTGCGCTTGGTCATAAGGATTGTCATACACGATCTTCTTGCCGTTTGGGTCGAACTTAGGCTGCCCGATGCGCTTGGCGTTGAGTTCCCGCTCGCGCTGCTCGGTGTCTTTAGCCATTCGTTAGAAGTTCTGCCGTCTCACTAGGATCGCATCTCTATGCCGATCCATCCAGCGCTTCTGCTGATCAACGGGAGGATTGTCGCCGACGCGATACATAAAATCGTCCGTCGATGGTGAGTGTAGGAGTTCCAGTTCCGGATCGTATCTCCAGTCGGTCTTGTTCCCTTCGGTATCGAAGGAGTCCGGCCACAGGCAGTCACCCTCATACAGCATTGATGTAATCGTATCCGACACACTCTTGATCGCGTCTACCACCGCACGCGCCTCACCTGAATGCGAGCAGGTGAACACCACCGTCAGCTTTTTGGGCGTCACGTGTCCTTGTCGCTTCCATTCGTTAAAAGCGGCAACATATCTGAAAGCTCGATTGCGAGGTCATCTCGGAGTACGTCAGCAAACCGCCAATGCACTTGGTCATTAAGGCAACCGGGTGCCCGCACCATATTTTCAAATACTCGCTTAGCAGCATGGGCCTGGCCAAGCGTCATTTGTTGACCAGGAGAGAGTAGCCCGGCTTTTTGCAATGATGCCTCGATCAATTCGGAAAGAAGAGGACCACAGGGGCCGCGCCATTCTAGCAAACCTTGATTTTTCAGTCGCGCCCAATATGGCAGGGCGGCCTGAACATGTTCAGGATACCGGCTCTCGAATTCGTCCCAAGTAAGTTCCGCCTGCAGGAGCATGAAAGGAGGATGGCTCGCAAGGGGCGATGGCACTTCAATTCGCTTTGGGCTCTGTCGCGGGCGAACACAAAAGCGGCCCATCATCGGCAGCGCAGCGATCACGGCGAAAAACCCCATTGATTACAATCTTACCTTCTGATAGCTGGTGTCCGATACTTCTTTTGCGCGACGTTGTCGTGCAGCTCCGGGTAAGCGAGGCGTCATGGTCTTATTGCCCAACCAGGGCGTATGAACTGTATGGGGCTTGGGCAACTTCGGAAGAACTGTTTTCAGGTGCGCGATCATCGGCTTCACCGAGCCGAAGAAGTGCATGCTCTCGCCGTGCTGCACATGAAAGCCATTCCCGACCGGCCGGATATGTACGCCCGGCCCTTTGGGGATTTTGGGGATGGCGATCCCGACATGCAGGCTGGTGAGCGACACGTCCTATTCCCAGTCGGTTGCATGTGTCGTGATGGTATCCGACACACTCTTGATCGCAGCTTCCACCGCGCGCATCTCGCCTGAGTGCGAGCAGGTGAACACCACGGTCAGCTTTTTGGGTGGGTCGTACATCCGCACCGCCTTATACATGCGGTTAAAAGCACTGACTTCGACGAACTCCCAGCCTTTTTCCGGCTGAACGATCATGTGGTGCACTGGATGATGACGCCCACCCCGGTAGATCTCCTCGCCGACCAACTCGAACTCTTCCGGCCCGCACACGCCGAAGCGGACCACGTCGACGCCTTCAGGCAGTCCCGGAATCTTCATTATTCCTCCTCCTCCCCGTCATCGTCTTCGCCTTTGGACGGTGCCTTTTCACTCGCCCCGGCTTTGGAACTCTTGGGCGCCGCGCCGCCTACCGGCGCATCTGCGGACTTGGGTTTGCCCTTGCCGCCCTTCTTTTCGTCAAAGACGGAAGCAATGTGGTTCAAAGCCGAATCCATGTCGTTGAAGCCGGCCTCTTCGGGCTCAGGCTCTGGAGAATACGGCTGCGCGCCTTCTTTCATGGCTGCTTCGTCTTCCGGAGCGTGCCCGCGATGCGTTGCCACCATGTAGCCGTTGTCAATCTTGCGCACGTGCACATGCTTTACCGGGCCTTTGCCGTGGTGCTTTGCGCCGCCTTTTTTAGCCGATACCGTGACCATCGTATGACGAGCCATGGAATGATTTCTCCTTGTGAGTTCTTTTGTTGTTAACGCTTGTCTCGACGATCGGTAACGGTCAGAGACTTTACGGCGTGCGCGCTCCGGGCTATCGCATCCAGCCGCGGTCGCCGATCCACCCGCGGTCGCCCAACAGAGGTTTTTCCGGTGCCGGTTGACGCTTGAACTTTACGAACGGAACGCTTCTTGCAAACGTCAGAGCTAAGGCGTCGGCGTCGTCGGTAGAGTGCCCGATCCGCTTCTGCACATCTTCCTTGGGTTCGATGACCAACTGGCCGCTGCGGTTCATCTGCGCGCCAGGGGCGCATAATTCGATGGCCAGGCGGTCGTCGTTGCGGTCAATCATGCCCGTTGGCAGCCAGTCCTTCATGCGATCCCACATATAGGCCCGCATGTTCTTCTGGTGCTTATCGGGGCTCGGCGCGCCGAAGTTGATCTCAAATACCTGATCGAAGCCCAGGGCCTTCAACCGCTCGTACACCGGGGCTCCAAAGGCCGAGTCAATGAACATGGCCGCGATGCGCTTCTCTCTCGATCGCTCGTTCAGGATCTCGGCGCATTTGGCGATCAGGGCCTCGCGTTCTTTACCGTGCTCGCCGGGCATCCGTATGGGCGCCGGCACCGTACCGCCCGCCGTCACGCTGCGCGCGTCAATGCCGCGCCGGAAACGGATGACGTTCCACGCGGCGCCTCCGCCCGAAACGTCGACGCCAGCAATGAGCGGATCGTCATCGAGCGGCTTTCCCGTCCGTTCCTGCGCTGCTTCGACCCTCTCCCGATCGATGAATTGCAGCTCCGAGGCTTTCGGCGGCAGGCCGAAGATGCGCACCCGGCACCAGTCCGAGTCCTCGCCGTAATCGCGGATCCACTCCTCAATGAGCTTTTTGTTCGTGAACCTGGAGCTTCGTGAATCCACCCGGCGGTGATTCCAGCGGTCACGCTCACGCCCGGAGGTAATTTCATAGAACTGGCCGGTGTTGCGCTCCGGCTGCCCCCAGGCGAAGAACATCGGCTCGCCGTCGGTGAGCCCGCCCAATGCCACGCCCCAGACCGTGTCCGGAACCGCCGAGGCCTCATCGAACAAATACCAGGATGTAGAGCGTTTGGCGTGCTGGCCGGCGAAAGACTGGGCGTTCTCTGGCTTACAGGTTTGCGGGGTGACATTCCAGGTCTTGGGCTGGACCTTCGAGAAAATGCCTTTGGCCCGGATGTCGAACCAGTGAGCCGTGATACAGAGCTCGCTCCAGGACTGGATTGCTGCCCAGGTGCGGGTTTCGAGCTGCTTGGCGGTGCCGGCTGTGACGGTTCCAAGTGAGTCGGGGCGTGTCGAAAGTATCCAGTCCGTGATCCAGGCGCCCATGGCGCTCTTGCCGGTGCCATGGCCGGAGGCCTCGCACATCTGGATCGGCATGACCGGGGTCGCGCCGTCGAATTTTCGCTTGCGGACCTCTTTGCCAAGGGAGGACAGGAACTCGCGCTGATTCTCGTCGGGGCCTTCTTCGTTCTCAAGCGGGCCTTTTTCTCCCCACGGATAAGCAAAAAGTACGAACCCGAGCGGATCCGCGTAGAAATCCGCCACGGCATCGGCCAGGGACCGGTCGAGTTCCGTAGCGGTCATTCAAATGGTCAAAATCGAACAGACAGGCAGCCGCCGCTGGCGTACGCTAATCCGGTGCACAGCGCTTCCGGCCAGTTTCCGCTTTTTGCCTCTGTATCACTTCGCCAAAAGACCAAACTTTCCTGCCCGCAAAAGCCTGTGCATCACCTTTTCAACGGCGCCCGTTATTCGGCTTCCGGCTCTTTGGCCTTCGCACGCTCGCGGCCGGCGTTCAATCGCTCCGTCAGTTCGCTGAGGTTTGTAATATTGACGTCGGTGTGCGGACGCCAGGCCGGATCATGCACCTCGAGCCACCGGATCAGTACGCGGGTGTCGTGCTCCCGCACCAGTTCGCGCACCCCCGCAACCGTCTTCGGGACCAGCACCCCGAGCACTCCCAGCCGATAGGCCGTGTCCTTAGCGTTTTCAACCAGCGACGCCTTAACGGCTTCAAACAGCTTAGGATAGGCCGGGTCCAGTTCCATCCATTCGTAATGGCAGGACCGATCGAGTTTGGCCGCCTCGGCCGCCGCCGAGATCTGACCGAGCTTGGCATACTCCTCTAAGAACTTCTGCTGGTTGGCGATCTTGCGGCGTTCCTGGCCCGAGATCTCCCGCTCGCTCTTATCGGTCTCGTGGGGAGTTTCGCGCGGAAAATCTGGGCTTTCGTGTGGGATTTGTGGGGTTTCTGGCTCGTTCATGCAGCTTTTTTCTCGGAAACGTGGAGCCGTCGCCGTATCTCCTGGATGGCCCGGAAGCGCCGTACCTTCTGTGTGTTCGTCAGCGCCGGCCGGTCTTCCCTTAGATTGAACTGAATCGATTCGCGCAGCACCGGACGAAGTTTCACAACCACGCGCATCACTTCCGGAATTCTCGTGTCCCTGGCGAGCAAACGCTCTTCGGCGTTCGGCTCTGGGTCGATTACAGCAATGTCCTCGTCCATTGGGAATTCGTTCCTGCGCACGTTGCTCCGGCGCCTCACATCACGCAGCCGGTTCAGCAGAATCCGCGACGTCCAGGTGAACAGCGAAGCATCGCCACGGTACTGTCCGCGGCCGCGCCACGCCAGAAGCATCGTGTCCTGGATCAGATCTTCCGGCTCCGGAACGAAGTACGCCTGGGCTAACCGGGCCAGCCGCGGCCGCAATGCCGCCAACTGTTCCCCGAATTCCTGGTCCGTCACGCCGCCGCTCCCGCTGCCATGCCTTTTGCCTTACGCCGCGCGCTCCGCCCGTTTGAACGTAAACCGTGCCGGCGCAGCTCCGATACAAACGAGGACCGGTTCATGCCGAGCATCTCGGCCGCAGCGCTCGCGTTACCCTCCGAGTCTTCTAAGGCCTGTTCGATGCGGCGCCGGCGCAGGTTACGGACCTCATCATCGAGCGAACCCTGGAACTCCGGGGTCTGAACCTTGGCCACTGCGGCCTGCGATCGCATCACCGCCTGTTCCTCGAAGAAGCGCGAAACCACCTCGATCAGCGTCTTTCGCCCTAACGCCGAGGCGTGCCAAACTGCGTCCGTAAACTCCTCAAGCAGCGTCTGGGCCCGTGCACGATCCGCCGGACTCGCCATGTTCTCAGTTACTTACCTCTGCCAAAAGGTTCTGCTTTTGGCCCGCACTTCCCACCATACCCGAGCGTACTGTTTGCTTCATTGATTTGCGCTTCGGTCAGGAGACTTTTGGCACAGCCCGGCGCACGGTCGTGACCGGCAGTTTGAGTTCCCAGGCTATATCCCGCCAGGAACGCCCCTCGGCGCGCATTTGCGCCACCCGGTCGCGCCGGAACACCCGGACTGGTCGGCCGCAGTGCTTTCCCTGGCGTTTGGCTTCCGCCACGCCTGCCTTAACCCGCTCCACGATCAGGTCTCGTTCGAACTCGGCAAAGGCCGCGAACAGGTGCATCAGAAACTTACCCATCGGCGAGCGCTCGTCCGTGTCGATCGACTGGGTAACCGCAATGAAGCGTACGCCCGCCCGATCAAGGGTCTGTACGTTGTCGACGAGCTGCTGCAACGACCGTCCGAAGCGGTCCATCTTCCAGACCAGCACGGCCCCGAACTTCTTCAGCCGCGCATCATTCATCAGCCTGTCCAGCGCCGGCCTCGATCGCTTGGTGCCAGAAACCCCGTGGTCCACGTATTCGACCACATCCCAGCCGGACCGCGCCGCGTATCCCCGCAATTCCGTAAGCTGCAGGTCGCACTTCTGATCCTGCGTCGATACCCTGGCGTACAGAGCAACGGTCATGGGCGCTGCCGGCGTGCGATCTCTTTAATGACATCGCTTTGCCCCCGCAGCTCGCCGCGGATGCTTTTAAACTCCCGCTCAAACTCGTTCCGGGAGATGTAGTCCTCGAGCTGCTTGGAAATGTCGTACTTCACCCGGTCTACCCTGTCCATGATTTGCTCGCGCGCGGCATTCACGGCCTTGGTTACCGCCAGCTCGAGTAATGCTGCTCTTCGGCCTTCTTCCTCTTCGTCCTTGCGCTTGATCAGATATACACCAAGGGCTACTGCTGCTGTTAATACCGATCCAGCGATGTGCAGCCACTCTTGCCAGTTCATGGAAGATGATTATGGGATTGGCCGAGAGTACAGGAGACGAAACCCTACTGGGGAATACCCATGGTTCGCACCGCATTGCTAACAGGGCGTATCGCCATCGGTTTCTTCTCCCGTAAGCCCACTTCTTCCCTGATTTCACTCCCGCCAAAGCCTTGGGTGAAGCACCATTCGCCGGCGTTCAGCACGTCGTCGAAAGAGTCGTCGGGATCGAAGAGGGGCCACATGTTATTTTTTGAAGTGCTCAGGGAAGACCTTGCGTACCAGCTCCCAGGCTCGTTCGCGTTCCTGGTTCAGAATCTTGCGCGGCGCGGTGCAATCCGCCTTGGTCAGCGGCTTCACCACAATGCCCTTTTCGTTCAGCGGGCAGCCGTGCTTGCTCAATAAATAGGTGGCCCAGTAGTGATCGAATTCGAGTTCGGCGCGGTCTAAATCTTCGGCTTGCTTTTGTTCTGCTGAAAGTTCAGGGGGAACGATGAGAGGATGTTGGGCCAATAGCAGCAGTAAGAACAGATGATGCATTATTGCGCTGCAGCCGGGGACGCCACCCTACGGTTGCTTCCCCAGCGGCCCCTTCTTCCCTTACAGCGTTTTTTTTCCGACCAGCGGGAAGTTAGCCCCGATGACATGCAAGAAATTGTAGAGCCAGCCGTACCATTGCTGTTCCTGCTTCGGAGTCGGCATGGTTTGAATGAGAGCCGCGTAGACCCACATCGCACCAAAGCCGGTCAGCAATGATGCGTGAGCTGATAGAAAACTGAGGATTTGATTCATAAGGCTGGGACTCCGATCAGTACGGAAGGGAAAAGTGAAGCGACGAAGAGAGAAACCGTAGGTTGCTCTTTTCGTCAGTTGCAGCCTAGGCTTACCAGATTACCCGCCAAGCTGCTTTAACAACTGCTTTTGCAGGCTTGGCTGGATACGACAGCACCTTTACGGAAACATGGGCGGCATGGTTCACGATGGGCGGCGAAACCAGTTTCACGATGCCAGCATGAGCGCTCTGGGTCAAACCGAAGCCCAACATCAAACCAAACGCCAAAAGAATCAGTCTCTTCATTTTCGTTGTCCTTTCAGAATTCTTACTCCGCCCACCGATAAGGCAACTGCCAGGAAAATCGCCTGCAGATCCTTGGGTATCGGAGTTGCGGCCGGGTCCAAGCCCCCTATGTCCAGCGCCCAGACGTTCTTGGGATTGGTTTGCTCCCGCTCCTGATTATGCGAATAGCGTGTTTTGTGCCGGATATCGTGGCCGCCCGGGGCATGTTCGTTGAGCGACGGCGCTTCTTTCAGGCTGAGGGTGGGACCGATCCAGTACAGGTGGGTGATGCGGCTCCTGGTTCTGCGCGCCTCGATGCGGCCGGCCCGGATCAGCGCCAGAATTTTTTCCTCCGTGGCCCAGAAGGCAACGCGCGGAAGAGAACGCGGAACTTCGAGCGAAACGGCAATCAGGCCATCCAGTTTCGAATCGCCCTTGGGAGACTGGTAAACGAGGTGTTTCAGGTACAGGGTAGAGGTGTCCTGTCCAAGGTATCCGTGCGACTCCGGGCTCTATCACTACAATCGGCCAGCCCGCTACGGAGGGCTATTCACACTTCTTTAGGGTGTGAATGCGGAAATGTTCTGCCGTTAGATATAGTCCAGGCAAGATGAGAAATTACACGAATGCGATTTTGTCTTGAGTTTGAAGGACATTCTCTAGAGTTTGAGGGACATGGCTGCACTGGATTTGCAGCCATGTTTTCGAAAACCCGACGGTGAGCCGTCGTTTCTAAATGGGTGGAGGATGGGTGGAGGATGGGTGGAAAAGGGCGGGGGCGGGGAAGTCGCGTGAGGCCTCACGCGACGGTGCTGCGCTAATTCGCGTCACAAAAGGTCAGTAAAGGTCGGAACAAGTCCTGAGTACGTCATGGTGCGCCTCGTCGACCAGCACGCAAACGGATTGAAACCCAAACTCGCATTCGAAAAAGATGTCAAGTTATGCCACCTCATGTCAACTTATGCCGTTTTGGGACATTTCTCGAAACAATGGTCCAGTGCAGTGTACAATCACGGCCATGACGAGAGAATCGCTTATTCGCCTCGAAGACGTTGATGCCATCGTCGTTCAGTGCTCGACGTGTACGAGCCAGGTCCGCGTGGCGATTAATGCCAAGCTTGGCAACAGCGCTCAGGTACCTAAACCACTGGAGTGTTGCCCCGTATGCCAGGTGCGTTTCGGAGATTCTTTGAAAAGCACGCTGGACGACTTGCAGAGGGCGCTAGGAGTGCTCAGGGGGCTATCGGCAACGATTGCCTTTCAAACTAAGGTATCGTTTGTTTCTACCATAGCAGAAGTACGTTTTCTGCCATGGTAGAAATTCAGTCGCGTGAGGCCTCACGCGACTACGTTGGGATATTTGGGATGTTCGGAATATTTGGGAACCGTCAGTGGAATTCAGCGGATACCCAAGGCGCTGCTACGCCAGGGCAGCGCGAGAAAGAGACCGTTGGATTATTTTACTGTCGGCTGACTACTGGATCTTTTTCCCGAAAGCCTGGCTCATCCCACTGGTCTATGATCCACAAACTCTACTCCGGAAAAGTACGGATTAGTACCGATTAGTCCGGTTTTGTATCGGATCTTTTTGACTCTACACGCGATAGCTATAGTAGAGGAGATCATTCTACGCCGCAAGCAGCTCTTCGCGTTCCCCAAACCGTTGCCTGTACTCTGCCTTCAACCGCTCTACAGCGCGTTGCTTGCGGCCCCGGTATTCGTTGGGCGTCAGGTTCATGTCGCGCTGGATCTCTTCGGCCTTCTGTTTTTCAAAATAGGATCGCAACACGATTTCGCGGCTCACCGAATCTAACGTATGGATCAAGCCCAGAACAATGCGGGCGCGTTCAGCCTCGACCAAGGTCACATCGGCGCCCGGATGCGGGTCCTCGAAGTGTCTGGCCTCTGTTATCGGAATGAGCTTTTTCGATGCCTGCGAGGCTTTGCGGATGGCGTGCAGACGGATGCTGTGCGCTTTCCACTGGCAGTACGTGATCAGAAACTGGGGGTGCTCAACGGAGTTTTTGCGTATGCCTTCGATTACCGTCATGCACAGGTCTTGCAGGTAGTCTTCTCCTAACGGTCCCAGGCTCCTTAAATACTCTCTCGCGTACTTGTTTCGAAGAAAGGCGATCAGCTCTTCTTCGGCTGTTTGGTCGCCTGAGAGGATGCGGGAGTGTATGGATAAAGGATCAAGCACTGTAATTATTAACCGGGGTGTTTTTTGTTGGCAACGCTCTCCTCGTCACTGCCCTCTTTGTGGAGACAGTGCTCGTAATTTGCGGCAGCGAGCTTCGCCCAGATCTCGGCGAAGGCCTCGCGGCTCACCGTCAGAATCGCAAAGGTGTGCGTACAGGTGCGGGTGCTCATCGGCACTTCACCCGCATCGTCCAGGAGCCTTTGCTTATGACCTCGTAGCCGATTACCCGGGTGCTGCTACGGTCTACGCCGTAGAGCAGCGCGTGTGTACCCTTAATTCGAACAGCAATATCGTGCCGTCTGCCGTCCTTGAGACGTGCCGGAGTAGCGGCTCTAAACCCGTAGCTTCCGTTACCGAAGTCGAGGTTGTGTTCGAGATCGAGGCGGTACAGGTTGGCCGTGGCTTCGCCAATCTTCTTCCCGTGTTCCAAAATCTCAACATCAAACTGTCGCTCCGGGTGGTGTGCATCCGCCGCCCAACCTTCAATCTGGTCACAGGTGGCGTAGTCGATCCAGCCCCCCGGCCAGCGTCCGGTCTCCTCCTGTGCGCTTAGCGGAATTGCGCCTGCGCTGAAGATCGCAAGCACAAAAGCTAACCGTGTTATTTTCCTGCGACTTTCATTGGAGCGATTCATTCGATGCGCGTATATCCTTCTTCAAATGCTTTGGCCGGAGAAAAACTCTCGTAGCCGTCCTCGTACACCACGAAGTACCCGCCCGGCTGAGGCTGGTGTTTGCGGTAATACTTCCCTGTCACGCGAAATGGGAAGATTTGAGGATCTTCCGGCACGATGAGCGCACCGAGGGCGTCAGATCCGTGCTCACGCTCCCAGGCGCAACGCTCGCACTTGCCGCAAGCGGAGCCCAGCGCATACGAACCTTTGCACGTGGCACCTTTCCACACCGGCAGCGATTCCACGCGAACTTCGGCGATCTTCACGGCCGAAACCTCTTTGTGGCAACGGTAACGTGGAAACCCATGAGTCGGCATTATTGCTTGCCCTTTGCGGCGAGCGAACCAGCCGTCACAGCGTCACGAAGCTGCGCGCTGAGTTCGGCGACTGCGGCGGGGGAGTGCGGCAGAAGGATCGTGTTGCTGTTCGCTCCGATGTCTTTCAAGGCATCGAAGTATTGAGTCATCATGACCAACGCCATGACGTCGTGCGCGTCGATTCCCTTCACGCCCGCCTCGAAGTCCTGAACCGAATCCCGGAGTCCATCTACAATAGCCTTGCGTTCTCTCGCTACGCCCTGGCCTTGCAGAGCCTTAGCTTCCGCTTCGGCCTCGGCCTTTTTGACGAGTGTGATCTTCGCGGCTTCGGCCCTGGCTTCGGTCGCGATCTTTTCGCGCCGTGCGGCGTTGATCTCGTTCATGGCCGTTACAACGGCATCGGCCGGAACAATCTTGGTAACGAGTGCATTCTCGATGCAGTACCCGAATTTCGCCATCACCGTGGTGAGGGTTTCCTTGATTCGGGCCGCGATCTGGTCCTCCTGTTTGTACGTGTCGTCAAGATCGAGCTTGGGAATGTAGCTCAGAATCACGTTCTCGACGTGGGCCTTGATCTGCTTTTCCGGGTCGTCCAGCTCGTAGTAGGCTTCCTTCACCTTGTCGGCGAGCACGAAATACTGAACGCGGATGGGAATGGTAACCGTGGCGTCGTCCTTGGTCTTGGACTGGACCGACACGTCCATCAGTTGCATGTTCAGGTCTTCGACGTAAACCAGAGAGTCAATGAAAGGCACTTTGAAATTCAGGCCCGGCCCAGCAATGTGGGAGAACTTTCCGAGCCGCTCCACAAGCCCGGCCTGCTTGGTGTGGATTGTGAAAAACCCGCTGAACACGGCTATAACGGCGAAGATCGCCAGCAAAGCTAAAACGATATTCTGCGGTGTGAGAATGCCCTCAGTCATCGATTTCCTTTCGCCGGCGGATTGACCCGGAATCCCCAGGACCCGGCTTCAACCTGGGCGTTTCCTTTTTGAGCCGGTTTGCAGTCCACGTTGCCGCCCATCATGACCGGCGCGCCGCCCGATTCCACGCACTTGTTCAGCGTAGCAATCTGGATATCCTTGAACCGCTTCTCTACTTCGATCTGCATCTCGGCCTGCTTTCGTGCGGCCTCGGCCTGCGCCTTTGCGGTTGCGTCCGATACCTCGCAGGGCTTGGCCGCCTTGGGCATGGTTGGGTCATCGCAGGAGCACAATGCGAAGGCGGCCAACGCCAGCGTAGCGATCCAAAGAAGTTTCATTTCGATCCTTTTAAACAATCGTTGATTCACCGTGGCAACACAGGCGGCAAACCTAGCCCTATCCAGAGTTGACGTACGGCAAAAAATGCACCAGCGATTACACCCATCAAGGCAGTCGCCAAAAATAACCCGTTGCGCACAGCCTCGCGTAGCGGAACGCGGAAACTTAAGTCAGCGGCCGCCAAGACAGCCACTAAAAGTTGCCAGAAGACCACCACGCCGAGAAGGATGTGCAGAGGCTTCATTTCAGTTTCTCCGCGAGCCATCCTACGGCCCAGACAAGAGCGCCAAACGTACCAATCAAGCCCAGGATTACGGTTGCTCCCCGCACTGCAACGCGTGCTGATTTGCTGAGAGGAGCTTCCACAATGCAGACTCCGGTAATTGTGATAGTTACGACGAGTTCCAGCCATATCAGCAGCACTCCCAAAATGTCGTATAGAGCAGCCATGCTATTCCAGCGAGCCCTTCAGAGCGCGCACGCGACCAGCCTCACCCCGTCGAGACCGCCGAGGAAAGCGTTGCCAACAAAAAAGCATAGTCTCTGACCATACAAATGCATGGTTCACTACTGAATCAACTTCACACTTCTTGGCCCACTACGTTCCTGGTAAACCACACCTTCCTGTTGATCCGGGTCGAGCCGTGAGTCCACAAAGGTCATGGAAACCTTGCAGTAAGAAAGAAACTCCTTCAGTTTCATCTTTACCGCCCGGTAGAGTTTCCACATGTCTAACACCTGGCGCTCGTTGCGTTTGGCCGAGAGTTCGATCACATGCCGCTCGCCTTTTACGACGTAGGAGGTTTCGGCCGAGGCCTCGTCGTAGCGCAAAAGCAGTTCTGACTTCAATTCGTCGCAGCGGTTTTGGGTTTCGGCTTTGAAGAGGGCGACAGCGGTCATTTTGTCGCCCAGCTCGTCAACCAGGGATTGGAGGGAGAGTTTGGAGGCGGGGACTGGTTGTGAATTCTTCACTCACTGACTAAGATCCAAAAAAGAGTCTTAGAAATTAAGGGAGGAATCGTTGGATTTTTGATCAAGTGATTTTATGGCAACGCTCTTCTCGCCGCTCTCGACGGGTTGCGCCAGTTGCTCGTTCGCGCTCTGAGGCGGGCACCGCTCCATGCTCTCGCGCCCGAGCTGGTCCAGTGAGCAGGCATCTAGAACAGTAGCAACAGGGCCACACCTCGGAGGTCTCTCCAAGTGGACCGCCGCAGGCCGCGCACGTCACGCGACCAGTTCCTCTCTGACCTTGGTTTTGATCTGGCTGATCCGCGGCAGGCTCACACCCAGCCTGCGTGCAATTTCAGAATGTGTCCGGCCATCGACCTTGAGCCGCAGGTACGCCCGGTGTTTCTTGGGCAGCCGGCCGATCCGTCGGATCAGCAGCCGGGCCTGTTCGTGGGTGATGGCCTGGCACTCCGGATTGGGCGAACGGTCGGGCGCTTCTGAGGGAAGAGGCGGGTTTGTAAGGGAGGAGAAACCGTTGGTTTCGCCGCCCTTGACCCGTCTTATCTCCCCATCAACGAAATTAATCATACTCCCATAGCATCTGTCTCTTACAAACGACCACCAAGAGCTTCCGGTATCTTCTTTATACCGTTCTGAAGCCTCAATCAGTGCCACCACAGCTATCTGGACCAGATCCTCAACCTCGAAAGAACTTGGAAGCCGGTACGATAACTGGCGTGCGATACCCCGAATTTTCGGTAAATACCGTTCTATAAGCAAGTTGCGCTCAGGTATTTCCACGGCGTAACCTTGTAGACAAAGTGTGACTTGAAGTGACAGATTAAGGGCGCACGACACCCGCCCGCAATAGGCTGTGTTCCGTGTACGGAAGGAATAGGTGCTGTGCTGTCAAAGAGATTGCCCCGGACACTGATCCGGCTCAGAAGCGAGCGCGGCTGGAGCCAGGGCAAGCTGTCATCTCTTTCTGGCGTCGGCCTGACCACGGTTTCCCGGCTCGAGCGCGGCCTGGCCTCGGACCTCTCGATCGCCACCGTCCACAAGCTCTGCATGGTTTTCGGGGTCGGCTACGACTACCTTCTGCTTGGAGACCTGCTCATTGAACCCCAGGAGTGTTCCCGCCGGATCGGTTTTCCACTCAAGGAAGGCCGGTGCACCGGATGCGAAACGAAGGCTTCCGAACCCCATGCCTTGCCGGATTGCATTCTTTCGCTCGATGGCGCCGGGATGACGTACTCCTACATTTCACGGAGGTTTGGGCTTACTTTACGATCCGTTGAGATCATACTCGATGAAGAGTACAGAATCAGGAGATTGTCACCTTAAGAGGGTTCTTATATGTTGACGCTCCCCTCGGCGGTCTCGACGGGTTGAGGCAGGCCGCGTTCGCGCTCAGAGGAATCTAGTTCCGTCAGATCGAACAGTGTGGGCGCCGCGCGTTTCTCCTCGGCCGCTCTGCAATAGCTCACCGCATCCGCGAAATACCCCGGCGCCAGTTCAATTCCCAGGCCGAATCGGCCCTGCATCACCGCGCGCGATGGAACGGTTCCGATTCCCGCGAAGGGGTCTAGCACCACTTCTCCGGGCATCGAAAGCTGAGCGATGACTCGATCGCACACATCGAACTGCATCGCGCATAGATGCATCTCCCGGCCTTTCGAGGCCTGGGAACTGTTGAGCGTGCGCATCCGCGTTACGTCGGTCCATACGTCCGGATGCCAGGACTGCGGCTGTAAGAGCATGAACGTGACCGGCAGAGTGCCTTTTTGCTCCAGCTCCTCGCCCAGCCTCACGTGCTGCTCGAAGTCGTAGATCTCTTCAGATGAGTACTTGCGGAACAGCTTGAAAATCTGCTCGTGGGTCAGTCCGTTGAGGTCTTCTGGACGAAGCGGTCGATTGCCGGACGAGCGCATGAATCCGTGGGCGTCGATCTGCCAGCGTGATCGCGAGTACCCGCTTCCCGGCTGAATTGGAAGATCACGGTCAAACGAAACGATCTCGCCGGCCTCCGACACGCATAGCGGTTTGCTCTTCACAACCGGCTTATCGCCATATCCATTGGAGGTATCTGTTGGAGGCTTACGGAAGAACAGCAAGTATTCCGGCAGCCCGTAGCCCATCTTGGTGCCGTCCTTGCATTGCTCGGACCACCCGAGGCGATAGGTCTGGTTATTCTCGCGCACCACATCCGTGACGATGGTCTTCATGCCGATGAAGCCGAAACCTGCTTTGACGAAATGAGCGATGCAATCGGCGTGGAACGGATAAATCGTCTGAAAACCTAGCCCCGAAATTCCAGCCGGCACTACGCGGTCCTTGACGTGGATAGCGGCCGTGCGGCCTGGCCGGAGAACGCGCAGCAACTGGGGAATCATGAAGTCCATCTGCTCCCAAAAGTGCTCGTTCGAATCTGAATGGCCGAAGTCGGCGTAGTTGGGCGAGTACTCGTACATGTGCGAGAACGGCGGGGACGTTACAACCAGATCGATACTGCCGGACTCCATACGATGCAACTCTTCCACGCAATCGTTGTTGACCATTAGATAATGCTCACTGCCGCGCTCGATGCGCGTTATTCCGAGCGAGCGTGTCATGGCGCTTTTCAGGGCTTCTCGGGCCAGTCCGAACTCCGCGATAATCTCGCGCATCTTGGCGCACTGCTGTTTGTAGCGTTCCCATTTTTCGAGGAGTGCCAATAAAACGCTCTTCTCGCTTTCGGCGTAGATCAGGTGAATGGTGACCGTTCTGTTTTGCAAGAAGCGATAGATTCGGTGTACCGCCTGGATGAAGTGCCGAAACGAGTAATTGATCCCGCAGAAGATGGCACGCGCGCAGTGCTTTTGGAAATTGCAACCGGCGCCAAACATGGATGGTTTGGCGGCAAGGTATTGAACTTTGCCCTGTGCGAAATCCATCAAGGACTGCTCCAGCTTCTCGGAGCCGCCTTTCGAGGTCCGCTGCATTCCGAATACGTCCGCGGCTTGGGGAAGTAGTTTCTTGATCGAGCGGCGCTCGTCTTCGAGGTCATGCCAAAGGATGAAGTGTTCCTCCGGCTCCAGGTCGACGATGCGCTTCATTTCCGCGATTCTGGCATCCAAGGTCTCGCGCTTCTCGCGTGCGGCCTCACTCAGACCTTGCGCCGATTCCCGGTACAGTCTGCCCTGGCCTTCGCGATCCGGCAGAGCTGCAGCATGATCCACTGGCAACTCGTGGAGCTGTATATCGAGCGGTGGCAGGGAATAGCCCTCGTCTGAGAACTCAGGTCCGAAGTCGGATGGCTTGTCGAGGAACAAAGCCCAGGACGCTACCCATAGCCAGAATTCCCGCTCTTTGTGAGGGTGCAGCGTTAGATGATCGGCTTTGGTGGAGTCCCGTTTGAAAAACCGGGTTTTGGCTTGGCTGACTTCCATTACTCCCAGGAAGGCAGCATAGGCCAGAAGTTCGATGTACTCGTTCGGGTCAGGCGTGGCCGTGGCCACAAAGCGGTATTTCACGGCGTCGAACTGCCGCATAAACTCACGGAAGGTCTTCACGCCGCCGAAGCCGGACAATATGGCCGCCTCGTCGAGCGATGCCGCGACGAAACGGGACGCTGTAAGTTTGCCTTCCCGGACACTCTCGTAATTGGTGGCGTACAGTCCGTCGCCCGATATTTCCGCATCGGACTTGATGAACTTCAGATCGGTTCCGAGCTCCGCAGCTTCGGCCTGGAATTCCTGTCGTATACCCAGCGGCGCCACTATCAAGCCGCGGCCGCCCACACGCTGAACGATGAGGCGCAGAATTTCAAGCTGCTGACGTGTTTTTCCCAGACCGAAGGATTCGAATAATGCCCGACGGCCGCCACGGACGGCCCACTGAACTGCAATGCGTTGATGAGGCTTCAGCGATGCGTGGATCTCGGAATCGGCCACTTCAAACCCGTACTCGTCCGAGAGCAATACCTTGCGCTTCAGAAATTCACGGTAGGCTTCGAGACTGCGATCGCTAGACTCGTTTATCCGGCCTTTGGAGCAATTCGCGCGATGGCCCCGATGTAGCTTGCACTCCGGGCAGATAGCTCCCGTTAACATCGATTTCTGGACAGAAACAGCAGCGGTACTCATTTGACACCTATCTGAATCAGAGCCACCACCAAGAGCAGGCCCGTTGCAGCAAACGCCACAATCCGCAACTGCCGGTTGATGCGCTCCAGCGTTCGGTTTTTGTCTTGCAGCAGTTCGATGTACTGATCCCGTTGTTGAACTAAGGATCTTAGAGACAATTCAGAAACGGTGCGCTCCAGTTCGTTCTGTTTGACTGGTTCGCCCCAGATTAGTAAAACTCCGTGACGTTCTATGTAGGTCATGAGCTTCTCTTTTTACGCTGAGACTGTTTACGCTGAGTACGCGCCGACGAACCTGCTGGGGATACCCCTGGTCCGGACCGCGTTGCCAACTGGGCCGATGTCTGCGGTTTCTTCCGCGCCCGGCTTCTTCCCTTCAAGACAGCATCGCGAATGGTTGTTTGGTTGCACACCGGTACTCTTCGAGAGTGCTGTACTTGTTCAAATGCCGATTGAAATAGCGCGCGAAGTGCACCAGTTTATCGCGCGTCCAGTCGTACCGAATTACGAAATCATGCCGGTCGAGTGCCGTCTTAGGCAGGAACGGCTGGCAGTACGGCTCACCACCGTTCTCGATCACCTCCGTCGCGCGCTGCAAGCAGGCCTCGAAAGGCTCGTTACCGATCAGCACGTAAACGCGCTTCTTCTTTGACGGTTCGTCCCGAAGGATTCGCAGCACCCGTAAAGCCGCAGATCGCTCTGGCAGGTAGTCGTAAGCGAACCGCCACGGTCCGCGCAGTAGCGCCTTCCAGCGCCGATACGTCTCCTCTGTAAAGTTCCTCGGCTCAAATCCGCTATTGGCATCCAGCAACCGCACGCCCCGCTCCTGGTAACGCCGGACAATGTGCTCCTGAAAATCTACCGGCTCGTCGGTCAGATTGTTATCGCAGAGGATTGGTGCCGGTTCGAAATCCCAATCCAGGGTGTATTCCTTGCCTTCCCATTTCGTCACGCCGCAGAAGTGACAATCCCAGGGACAGCCGCGCGCCGCAAAACACATCCGGTAATCGCCGCGGTGCCGTTCGAATCTCCAATCCAGGCCAATGTGCGCTGTAATCCCGGTCTGCTCCTTCCACCACTCGGCCATATGGTGAAATCCCGGACCACCGGCCCAGATCTCGGCGCGCCCGTCGTAGTGAGCGACAATTCTAACTCCCTTGGGTAAATCCCAAGAAAAGATCGCAGACAAGCAAACGAGATCGGCTTCTCCGAGGCCCTGTTCGACAACGGTCCAACCTTGCGATCGGAGCCAGGCGGCTAGTTTTGCCGCGCCGAGATTGTAGTGAGGAACGCTGAGATTGATCACGTTCACACGCATCCTGAACTCATTGAACGGAGCGCTCAAGCGAAGACGCGCAATCTCTACGCGCTGGAACCTCAGTCCAGCGCGAGAAATAGAATGGTCGAAAGCTTGTAATCATACTTGAATAGCTCCTTCCCACTGCATTGGTCTCGCCTTATCCTTTCTTATCGATCTGGTCCACTTATGATGCGGGGCGTCGAAGTTCAGATGGCACCACTGGCAGAGCGCTTTGAGATTCTCGTCCCGGTCGTCGCCCGCTTTGTGGTTTAAATGCGCAATGGTCAATACAATTCGTACTTCGCGAATCACCATTGGGCTGAAAGTCGTAATGTTGCCGTTCGATCGGTGCCAGGGTGCTCCTGAATCACGGAGTCTCCACATGCCATGGGTGGACCTGAATACTTGAGCATGATTGGGAGCCTTGCACTGCTCGCATTTGTCGTGCGCTCGTTTTAAGATCCTCGTTCGGATTAAGTTCCACTGTTGACCGGTGTAGAACTTTTTAAACTCTGGTCTTATGGGCATCCCTGTTTGAGCTTTCTAAACTAGCGGTTTAAATTTACTCAACTCGCAGTTGGTTACTTATGCTTCGACGCTCTTCACGGCTTTCGTTCGTCGGTTGCAACTTTCCCGCGTTCGCGCTCTGAAGCCTTCCGAACGTTGGTCTTCCTGGACACTTGGAAAGCGGTCTCATACCGTGGTACGGACCATCACCGCACTTTTTACAACTCCACAGAAATGGTTCGCTCTCTATCCACTGGTGTTCTTGGATCATGTCAGCGCTCCAGAAACAGCAGAGGCAGGGCGCGCACGTGCCCGCGATCTGGGTAGTCGATCAATCCCAACGTCCGCAGACGTCCGCGCGGATTGTTGTAGGCACCCCCGTTGGGCGCGTAACCAGCGGCAGAAGCGCATTCCTCGTTCGACATCGAATTCGGGTAAGCCTCGATCAGCACCGAAAGAATTTTGCGCTCGGGCCCCGGCAGGCGCTCCAGCACTTTCATCTGAAGCTCATTGGCAGTGAGAGCACTGTCTGGAAACGTTGCAATTGCGCGCCCGGCGTCCGTCAAGCGGATCCGGTCGCCTCCGACGTATTCGACTAGTTCCTTTGTGCGCAATGCGCCCCGCGGGTTATTGAACGCACCCCCGCCGTAGGTGTAACCAGCCAGGAATGCTACGGCAGTCTGCTCGGGGGCTTCGATGCCTATGGATTCCATCCATGCGATCGCGTCCAGTATCCGCTGCTCGGGGCCGGTGATCTTGGAGTCCGGGTCGACTTCCTTCCGGGGTGCTGCGCGCGCCGGCGCGGGAACGGCGCGCGCTGCTTGCGGGACGGTGCGAGGCGGGGGCGGGGAATTCGGGTCTGGGATGGGTGCCAGCTTGTTGAGCAACTCACTAATCTTGTCCAGGCTCATTCCGATCGCGGCCAGTGGATTTCCTTCGAAGGCCCGCACAATGCGCGCGTGTAAGTTCGTGATGTCCTGAAGTTGGGGTACCAGTTCCTCGCGAATTCTGCGGCGCTCGGCCTGGACGCCCTTCTCGAACTCCTTCTGGAGCCGATCCGCGGGTAATACCTTATCCGGTATATTACTGGCCGGGGGATGCGTGATCTGCTTCTTCAGCTCCGCAATCTGCTTTCGGAGTTCCCTGGGATCGTCGGCCTTGGCCCGCTCGATGGTCTCGGCCATCTCGGAGCGGATCTTTTCAAGGTCGATTGGATCAAGTGGTTTCACCTGCGCGGGTGCCGCTCCAACCTTCGGAGTGCTGGAGGCGTTAAACGTTCGTTTCTCCGCAATGGCTACTTCGCCGGAATAGCGAAGCCACTGAGGGCTGGAGACGTAGGCACTTCCCACCCGCAATTTCGGTAACCGGTCCACCAGCCCAGCGTCATCACCGACGTAGGAAAACCATTCCTTCACCGTTTTTCGCTCGTGCGGGCCGGTCATCTGAAACGCGAACATGCACTCGGTTAGGTTCAGAACTTTCTTGTTAATCTCCTGGGGCCTTTGCGAGAGCAGCGACACGCCGATGCCAAAGTTGCGCCCAATCTTACACAGCCGGTTGAAGGAGTGCAGCATGTGTTCGTCGCCCTTCATCGGATTCTGCGGCACGAATTCCTGGCACTCTTCGAGGAACAGCATCATGGCTCCCGGAGTGCGTTTGCGCCGTTCAAACAGCCGGGTCGCAAATGCGTAGGCGAATCTCTGCTGTTCGGCCTGGATCATTTGGCTGACATCCACGATTGCCGAAATAGTCCGATCTATGAGCAGGTCCGCGATGAGCGCTCCCGCACCCGGCTCCAGGGGTATGTCGCCATGCAATCCGCCGAACACCGGGATCTCCAGGCCTTTGTCCTTGCCGTTTTTTGAAAGCCTCAGTCCATACCAGACGCCCACCGGGTCGAGCGCGATGATTTGCGCGCCCGCCGAGAACATCTCTTCCGCCAGTTTGGTAGCAGCGTAGGTTTTGCCTGAACCGGTACGGCCGAGAAAGGCGAACTTCTGCGTTACCGCGTCTACCGGCAGGTCGAAATCATGCCCGAGATGGAGAGCTTTTGCTGGCATGGGTGCGGCGCTCATGCGCTCTTTGCCTTCATCCTTCGCTCGCGGCCCGGCCAATCGGAAATGGCAGCCGGCGTTTCGGGCTTCGACGTCTTCAGATACTTCTCGACCCGCTCGTGCATTTTCAACTTCTGCCATAACGGAAGGCTCATGCCTCGAAATTCCGGGTGTACTTCTTTCATGGGAGTTCCAGTAGGATAAAGCTGTTCTAGAGAATCTGGTCCTTTGGTTTTGACATCAGTCCAGTCGATTTCTCCAATCACTTTGGGGTCCTTTGGTTGGCAACGCTCCCCTCAACGGTCTCGACGGGTTGCGAGATTTGCTCGTTCGCGCTCTGAATGGTTTCCTTTGCGGCGCTCCGTGCCCGGCGTTTGTACTTGCGCTTCTTAGGGGTTACGAAGTTCGGCTTTTGATCAAGCACCGGATTCACTTGGTACCCTAAACAATCCAGCGCCCGCCTTCTACAATGATCGCAGCGATGACAATTCGCTATCATCAGCAACACCGTCTGCGCACTCGTAAGAGCCTTAAGCAAATCGTTCGGGCCTTGTCGGAGACTCATGACCGGACCGCCCAAGTCGAAGCCGCGCTGCTTCTACGCACTGCAACTCCAGTGCAGTGCGAAACGACGCAAAGGCCTAAATTCTTTTTCATTACTAAGGGAAGACGTCCTACTCTTGGTAATCCAGACAAGTTTTCGCTGCTTGTCTGTTCCGTAACGTTGAATAGAACGTTCCCCCATGTGCTCTGCTGATCTAAACTGCGCGCTCTCCTTTCTGACCCCGCTGAAACGAAGATCCGAAGATCCACCGCAATTTGGCGCATTAAGGAGAAGGCTCCGAATCCTCGTTTCAAAGCAGGCATTTGATAGTCCCTTGTCGGTGAAAACTATATACCGGGGTTGCTGCCCGGCTCAGCTTCTGCTCAGTTATTTGAGCAAAACTCGTAATCTCAAGGATCTGTTTTTATGGCAACGCTCCCCTCAACGGTCTCGACGGGTTGCGCCAGTTGCTCGTTCGCGCTCTGAATGGCTCCCTCGGCCTTGGTGATGGCTTGTCGGCACTCCGAAGCAATGGAGAGCAGGCGCTTGTCCACATCTACGACGTTGGATGAACCGTTCCTCGAAAGGTCGAAGATTACGCGCAGCGATGAAAGCAATTCTGGCGCAGCGGCGACCAGCCGCGCGTCGGCCTCTTGCACCTCGGTGGTTCGGTCAGTGTTGTCTATTTCAGCAACTATTTCAGAGTCGCTGCTTATTTCCCAGTAGTCCCACGTCTGCGGCATCTCTACCTTTTCCGCTCTCCACGGCCCCGGCGTGTGTTGGCTCATGAACCGACCTCCCAAGCGAGCGACGACATCTTTCTCCGTGCCGCTACTCCAGTGCGGCACGAAACAGAACACAGCCCAAACAGTTCAATCATCATTTCTTCTCCGTTGTTAATCCAGCCATCCTTCGTAATTCATCCAGTTCAAGATCACGTTGTTGAGAAAAGATCTCAGGTACTTCTTTGTGCTTGCCCAAGTACTTCAGTCCTTGAATTCCCCAGATGAGACCAATACCAGCTAAGAATCCTAATAGAAACCAGTCCATTTACCCATCAGTCCTTTCCGTGGCCTCGCGCTGAACTGAGGTTTCAGCGCGTTCGGAACTGCGTCGTTGAGCGTGCGTCATCAGTAGTCGCTTCTTTCGTAGCCGCCATAGCTTCCGAGTGAGAGCGGTCGTGCCGCCGGCGTCCCGTCGATGGAAGGCAGTAGTTCTCGCACGGTGGCTTCGTCAACCGGCGTGATGCTGTAGATCGCGCTCAGCCCGAAATAGCGGGTGAAACCGGACCGCACCGTCTTTCCGTCCTTCAGCAGATCCGGCACATCGACACGGAATAAGACACCCGTCCCAAAGGTCTGCTCCGAGACATATCCTACGATCCTTTGATGGCCGAACAACTCGACCAGCGCCCAACTCTTCAACTTTGGTTGCGAGTTTTCCTTTTGGTTCGGTTCGAAGATCGTTAGGCTAGTCGTAGCTTTTCGGGCCATCAGTGAATCACCTCTCCGGGTTTAATGCGAACGATCTTCTCAAAGCATTTGATATGGAATTGGGCTTGCTGCATGGCTTTGCCTTCACCCCGAAACAGCATCACAGGAACCTGGTCGCGGCACAGATCGCAGTCGTCGCAATACTCGTCGTGTCGATCCCAGCGCGGATCGTCTTCCGATACGCCGATGGGCTTACCGCAGAGCGAACAACAACACTCAGGATCGGTACAGCCGGGGTTTCCGCAAGATCCGTTCGACCACGTAAGTCTTGCTTCAGCGCTTATTTCAAAACTCGGAGCCGTGCGCATGACGGAGCGGATCTGGCTCGTTTCACTCATCGAACGGAGCTCCCAACGAAGACGCCGAATCAGTCTGCGCCAATACCTCAGATTGGCGCGGGAAAGACAATGGTTCTGATGTTGTCAGTGATCCAGCTAATTCTCTTGCTGATTCCATTAAGCTCAATGCTTCTGCTAAGCATTCATTTGCTTCTACTAAAGAGTCTTTTTCTCCACCATCAGGAGTGCCTTCAATTAGAAATTGAAGTTCACGAATCAGTCCTGATAACTTTCGTTGTCTTCCACCGATGGTTAAGTCGTGCAAGCTTGGTGTCATTTTGTTGTTGACGCTCTTCGAGAGCGATCGTTCGTCGCCTGCGCCTTTTCCGCGTTCGCGCTCTGGGGCTGAGGGGTTGCATCGTTCGCACTCGGAAGATTGGACGAAATGCGTATCGGCTTATCCTGGACCTTCTGACATTCCGGGCAGAGATCGCGCGTATCCCAACGGCAGCCTTTCCGCCCCATGTTGAGATGTACGTCTCCAATTTTCTTCGCGCATGCGCGGCAGATATGCGCGTCACAGGACCGCGTCTTTCCGTTGACGAAATTCGGCGGCACCCGAAACGATCCCGAGGCTATCTCGTAGATGCGCCCGTCACAAAGTAGCGTTGAAGGCTGCCCGCAGAATTGGCATTGATTCACAGATCCTCCATCGTCCGGCACTTATTCAGATATGCTTCCATGCTGGTCATATCGCCCATATCCCACTTTCATCCGGGCCGTCGCCTAATTCGTAGTCTTCTGGCAATCGCCGACCGCGAGGGCAGGGCTTCTGCAAGTGATAGACGATGCTCGAATGATGCATACCGAGCCAGCGCCCTATTTGCGGCGTCGAGACGGCTAATTTTCGGATGCGATGAATGGCCAGCCGCCGCGCCAACACGATGGGCCTTTCATGCATTCCAGAAAGCACCATACGGATCGAGACGCCGTACTCGCTGGCGGCGCGAACGACAATTTCCCGGATTCGCTCGGGCATGCGGTGTATCCAGTCCGGAGCGGGATCGGGCTCGTTGCCGACTTCGATACGCCCCGCCTTCTTGAGGTAACTCCGGCGCCGTGAATACCAGGGGTCAGTATTCATCGCGATGCCTCCTCGATCTGCATCGAGACATTTTTTCGGGAACCGTTTTCCTGTATTCTGTCCATGACTAAGTGTTTTTCCATCCTGGGCGCCTGGACCGTTTCCGCCGGTTCCGGCGCCCTCAACTTTTTAGGACCGCTTGGCTGCGGCGTCCTTCCTCGGAATACCGAAAGCCCGTAGCACGTCCAGATGATTCTGATATACCTCGCGACATGACGGCTTCGGACAGGTCTCAATGTGGCGGGCGTAGTCGCCGTATTTCAGTTTGTATCTGCCGCATTCGTCCGGAATTGTTTCACTCGGCTCGGCTACACAAGGATCAAAACGGTGACGAACTCTCTCTGACCCTTCAGAGCGCGCACGCGGCTCATGTCTGACCTTCGAGATAGCTGAGGAAAGCGTTGACATAAAATCATTCCCATCTTCAGTACTGATCTACAATCCGCAGGACGACGTAAAGGAAGATGAGTATTGTTCTACTTCTTCAACTTGTTGTATTCTTGGTTCAGGCAAAGCAATTTCCTTTCTCGAAGCCCCTGGGAACTTTCCGCAATAAAGGTTCTTTGGGGCTTTTGAGCTTTCTTAGACTCCTACTTTGTGGTCAACGCTCTCCTCGGCTTTCTCGACAGGTTGCGCCAGTTCGCGTTCGCGCTCTGAGGGTTTTTCCAACTGGATCAGCAGCATTCGATCCACCAGCGCAAATCCCGATTCCGTGATTTGTTGTGCGGCCCGGGTGGCGCGGTCGGCGAGGGCGGCGAGGTCGAGGGCGGCGGCGAGGCCGGCGAGGGTACGACTAATACTCGGCTTCGCCGCAGACCAAGTCTCGGCGCTACAAATTTCTCCGACCAATCTAAGATTGGTCGCCTCCTTTACGTGACCGAAGCACTCGAGATAGATCGGCAGCACGGTGCGGACGTACCAATCGAGGCACATCCACGCTCTGCGCTCTCCGAATCCGTCTTCGGCCGTTCCAATTGCCATCACAAGATAAGGCTTCAGCTTCTGGCGTTCTTTATCGGGAATGTCGTCCTGGAATCGCCGGATGAACGCCCCGAATACAGGACAGACACACTCTGGATGGTCCGAGTGCGTCTCGTTTGCGATCCAGGCCACGGCCTCCATAAAGCAGGTTCCTTGTTCCCGGGTCGGATGCGAACCACCGGAGAGGCGGATATTGCCAATTGAAATATTCATAGAGTCCTTTCAGAGCGCGAACGCGGCTCATGTCTGACCGTCGAGACCGCCGAGAAGAGCGTCAACATAAAATCACCCAGATGCTCATTCATTTCTCAACAATACGTGCATGATTCACAGGTTCTAAAGCTTCAGCCCCAATAACTTCTCTCAATCGTTGTGTGGTTCTCTTAGGCTTAGAGTAGTAGTCACGGTTCACATGTTTCCTCCAAGCCCACATCAACACTCCCAACGAACCACAGGAAAGTAATATTCCAAAGATCCAGTTCATACTGAAGACCTTTCCGTTGTTTCGTGCTGCACTGGAGTTGCAGCACGGGGAAGATTTGCGTCTTCGCCCGCCGAGTCCACGAGCATCAGCATTCGTCCGATGTATTCGGCTACTTGCGGCACAACGGCATTTCCCAATCTCGACAGCCGCTTAGTCCGGTTGCTCATAGCTCGGTCCATCCAATCGGGAAGCCCATCAGCCATTCCACAAATCTCGGGTTGAGCCGGCGCTTCGGACGGTTTGCGGCGTTCTCCAAGCTCAAGCGCCGGAGCGAGGTCAGATCGGACTCGGATAATATCGGGCCATCTTGGGTCATTGGGGCCGGGAGCGAATGCTCCACAAAATTGTTCAACTGTTCGCCCTTCTTTGAATTGCTCGGTCCTGATAACTGCTCTTGTTGGGCGTCCGGTAATCTCTCGCCGATGGTGTTGGAAACATCCTGGCCTGCTGATCCAGCCCCATCTCGTCCTTGCGATCCCCGCCCCGGCTCCTGAATGAATCCGTCGCTGGCGTCTGCCATTGGTTCGCCTGCTTCGCAAACTCCCCGCCGCCGCAGCCGCCCACCTTGCCCCGGTGATCCCGGTTGCTCATTCCATGCGGTGTCTTCCAGGAGTCCGTCTGGCTCACCAGATCGTGCGGCTTGTAGTGGCAATCCGTCAGTTCGAAGTTCTTGCCCCGCGCTCCCGTCCCGTCGTGCGCATTCGGAGTCGCCCAGTGCTCCGCTTGCTCCGCTATCGTCACCTGATGGCCATCGCCTATCGATCCATGCCGGTTCCGTGGGCCGCCATCGCCCGCCGCATCTGGCGTTCTCCACAACTTCGTCGCTCCCGTCAGCGAATCGCCCTGCGAGTTCGGATGGTTCCCGCAACTCTCGCCATCCTCGCCCCGAGGCGTCGGCCAATTCTGCGCGATCTGCGTCAGGGCAGGTCGGTACGGCGCGCCCGGGTATGCCGAACGGTTCCCGCCGCCCGAGCTGGCGCGTGTCGTGGGCCACGATGAAGACTCGTTTTCTGAGATGGCTCGCTCCGAACTGTGAAGCTCGTAAGCTGAGCCAAGATCCCACATACCCGAGTCGGGCCAGTTCTCCGACAACTCTTGGCATTGCCCGGTAATCAAGCAAACCTGGGACGTTTTCAATAAGAACGTATCGGGGTCGAAGAATCCCAACAATGCGGGCGAACTCAAACCAAAGGCCCGAGCGAGATCCTTCGATGCCTGCGCGTTTTCCGGCTTGCGAGAGGTCCTGAGAGGGGAATCCGCCGCAGATGAGATCGACCCGTTCAAGCTCCCGCCCTTCGATTTTTGTGATGTCTCGAAAGCGCGGCACTTCCGGCCAGTGCTTCCGAAGGACCTTGCGGCAGAATTCATCGATCTCCACCTGCCATCTGCATTGGTGACCTGCGCGCTCCAACCCCAAGTCGATGCCGCCGATCCCCGAAAATAAGCTTCCAAAAGTCATCGCAAAAACTCATCGAACGGACACTCCAATCAACGACGTGGTTCCCGACGCGCTGCTACTCCAGTGCAGCGCGAAAATCTCAATGCTTCAATGGCTTCTGAACTAAACAGGGCGGTCTCCAAAACACCGCCCCATTCAGCTTTTTACTTACCCGGTATGTCCTGCATTACTCTTCTAAGTGGCATAGCAGCGCACTCAAGAGCGCACGGAAAGCCGGCATAGCAAAAACCTTTTTGCTTACTCACGCACGCGCTCCAATGGCTAACGCGCTTTCTTGTTGTGCTCGCGGCCTCTGGACTGAGCGCCGGCTCAATTGCTCGAGCCGCTCGATCGCCAGCGCTAAATTATGCTCAGCGATTTCACTCCGCATTTCGCGAAAGGCCTGAACGTCGGAAGATGCGGCCGCAAGCAACTCGTCGTGCGTGGCCGCCCGCGGCTTCGGATATCGGGGAAGGCGCTTCTGTGCCTCCCTCACGATCAGAGGAGCGAACCGGTCCGGATCGTAAAGGAAGGTTGCCGGCGCGGCGTTGACAATTCCGCACACCGCCAAATCAACCAGCGCCTCGCCAGAATTACCGAAGGCATCCCGAAAGCTAGCCAGGTTCAGCTCGCTCAT